TAGAAATGCTTGTATTTATTGGTGTATGATCCTGTTCCTCTAAATCATCTTCATCATCTGAACTAGAATCACTACTGCTACTACTGCTCTGGCTACTTAACTCATCTATTTCATCATTGATGTCAATATCTGCACCACTTAATGTATCGTTAATAGTAAAATTTTCACTAATATTTATTACTTTGATATTGGATGACAAATTGGCTAAAATATCATCCGCGCAAATATCGATAACATTATGTGTACACATTTCTTTTTCTTTGTTATCGCTTTCGCTGTCGCTATCTTCATCCTCATCACTATCTTCATCCTCATCACTATCCTCCTCCTCATCACTATCTTCCTCCTCATCACTATCCTCCTCCCCATCAGAAACATCAATTAATCTATCAGAAGCAGAAGTCATAGTAACTCCGTCCCCAACTCCACCCACATACACATTTTTTTGAGATGGAGACATTGCATTAAAGGTTACTGATTGAAGCTTACCACGCATAAAATTCATTTCTTCCGCCATGGAAGAAACTAAACCAAACATGGATGAAATTTTATGATTTTGTTCTTGAAAACGCTGCATTATAAAAATAACCATAATTCCTACAAGAAGTAAAGTAATTCCTAAACTAATCAAAAAAGGGGTTGTTATTATATCGGACAAAGGCATTATTACAACAAGTTTATATATTTATTTTTTTAAGGAAACGAATCAGAATACTCCACTAGCGTTTCGCTCGGTCACATCCCTATACTCCGTACTTGCCGATGGCAGCCAAAGGAGTATTACATAAATTTTTCGGTATTATCAATTATTTCTTTCGGATAGTCCATATCATGAAGAACTTTAATTCCTCCATGAATATTTGATATACCTTTTTCTAATTTATATGTATAATTAAAATCGACACCCTCTTTTCTAGTCAACATGTGGTAATTTTCAATGCTTTTATTTTTTTCTAAATAATGACACAATTTTATAAAATGGGTAGTCAAAATACAAGTCACATTTGGTATTTTAATTAAATATGACATAAAAGATGTGGCACTCATTACAGCTTCATCTGGATTTGTACCGGAATATAATTCATCAAACACACAAAAATGTGTGTCTTCATTATTATGTTTAATAATATCTAAAATCTCCTTACACCTTCTACATTCTGCTTGAAAGAGAGAATCTCTTCCAGATGTATCTGGAATATTTAAATAACAATGAATAAATTTAAACGGAATTAATGTAGCACTTTCGTAAAATCCAATACCCATTTGCTGAGAAATAATGACATTTATTAAAGCCGACTTTAAAATGGTCGTTTTACCAGAAGCATTTGGGCCTGTGATTATCATATTTTTCTTTAATTTATAAGTATTTTTAATCGGATTGTCGTAAATAAGAGCAGGATAATATGATTTATTGAATTGACATTTTCGTTTACCATTTTTTTTATTCTTACCATTCTTTACAAACGTACCATAATTGATGTATTTGTTATCTATATTTCCAATAAGCCCTTCTATATTATCAATATATCCATGAAATCCAAATGAATATAAAAATGCATCATTATAACATTGGTCCGAATAAATCTCATAAAAACATTTTAATACGTGACCCAATCCTCCTATTTTATTAATGGATAATGTGTAGGGAGCTATACTAGTTAATTTATTTTTAAATTCAGACAATATAGACAAATTATGTTTTATAACGTTATTGAACTGATCATGTGTTTTTAAAGTTGACGTATATAATAACAAATTATTCATGGATTTTTCAGTATAATCAATATAATTTCTAAAATCAAATATATAGTTATGAATTTTCTTCATATTTTGATGAAACCTTAAACAGGTAAGTATATTTTGATAAATAGAAAATACATAAAACAAAGCAGAAACTATCAAATATAATTTTTCATCCATTCCTACACTGCTAAACTTTGTAAATAGTTTACCGATTGCATGATTAGATGCTACCAATTTAAGCACTTCAATATATTCATTTATAGTGATAGTTAACCCCTTCAGTTTAATCACAAAAAATGGGATAATAAGTATTATAATTGGTACAAATAAAGATAAAATGGGTGATGCTAAATTATATACACTCATTAGCTGAAGAAATGTTTCGGAATTATTTAAATGCTCCCACATAGTCCAATCTATGTAATGATATTTTTCTTTAAATCCAGTATCATTTTTAATTTCATTCCAAATATCGATAATATTATTGAAGTCCGGTCTAAACGCTTCATTGGGTATCGATTTATAATTTTTTAATAAACATTGCGTATCATTCAAAAATGACGCATCGGTCGTGTAGTATTGAGATATTTGTTCATTTACTTTCACTCCAAAACAAGTCTTAGGTTGAAACGCATATTGATATAATGGTGTGCAAGAAGGATCAATAGTTTTGATTAGTTCTAAATCAATTGCTATATGTTTATTTAATTCCATTTTTTGTTCATTATATGAAATGGGCATTTTAAAATGGTCATTTATGAATTCTATTTTGGACATATAGTAATATCAAAATAGAATTTTTTAAAATTTATTATACGAATAGTATTTATCGCATCAAAGAATCAAAGTTTCCAGGCAATTCATTAATTTGACAAACATAGTAAGTTTCGATTTCCTTGAGTTTGGAAATATCCCTGCGGGTGATCAAATTAATACCAACTCCCTTTCTACCCCATCGACCACTTCGTCCAATTCGATGAAGGTAATTGTGCACATCTTTGGGAATATCAAAATTAATCACACAACTGACTTGTTGAATATCGATTCCACGAGAAGTTACATTTGACGAAATTAATACACGATGTTTTCCAGTTTTAAATTCAGAAAAAGCACTATCTCTGTCAAATTTTTCCATATTGCTATGAATACGACACACAGGAAACCCGTCTTCCATCATAGCCTCATATAAATCAGAAACACGTTTTACGCTATTGCAATAGATAATACATTGTGACATAGACATAAACGCATATAAATCCTTCAGGGTTAAATATTTTTGTCTATCATCCTCTACAGCAACATAATATTGCGATATTCCTTCTAGAGTCAGTTGTTCAGCCTTCACTTGAATAGTAACAGGATTACGCATAAATTTGCTAGTGATAGTATTAATGTGATCTGGAAGAGTAGCACTGAAAAGGGCAACTTGAACATCCCGTCGCAAGAATTGAAAGATGTTATACACTTGCTCTTTAAATCCACTAGACAACATTTCGTCTGCTTCATCGCAAATAATTAATTTAATATTTTTAGATCCAATATTATTTCTACGCATCATATCATAAACACGACCAGGTGTTCCGGTAATAATATGTGGTGTGACATCCTTTAAATTTCGTACATCATCATCAATGGAATTTCCCCCCACAAGAAGTTGTACTCGAAGTCCAGGCATCATCGAACCAATACCATACATAACATCTTGGGTTTGTTTGCTTAACTCACGCGTAGGTGATAGCACTAAGATTTGTGTTTCGTTATTCTCAATAACTACATGTGAAAGTGCGCCAATGGTAAAAGTTGCTGTTTTACCAGTGCCAGATTGTGCTTGGGCGATAATATCTTTTCCATCCATAATAGGTTTTACTGCTTTTCTTTGAATAGGACTGGGCTTTTCAAGTCCATGTGCATAAATACCTCTTAAAATATCGGGCTTAAGATCAAGCTCATCCCAACTATCAACTTCTTCAATATTTGATTCTACAAATTTATCTTCCTTTAAATTATTATTATCCTCTAGCATTTCAGTATCTTTTTCAGCTGACATTATATACATATTATACATGTTATGTTTAAGTTTATTTCTATATAAATAGTAATTTTTAGCTATACTATTATATAGCTTAGGAGGAAGAAGAGGAGGAGTAATTATATAACAAAAAAATTGATATAAATGAAACCCTAATAATAATATATATCTATAAATGCAAACAATGAGATATACTCTACAAGATTTTACTAATATTACATTCGAGGGATTTGAGATAAAATTACCAGATGAAACTATGAGTATGATTACAGATTTAGCATTGCAAGTAGGGTCCCCTACGTATATAAGAACACCTATTTTCAGTAAAAGGGAACACAATATTACATCAAGTGATTCAAACGTGGATAATAATTTTAAGAAGAAGAAGCGGGGGAATCGATCACATGAAATGGTGAATGATGATGACTGGGAAAGTATTCGAAGTTTTCAAGCTACAGAAATAGTTCATAAGGTTGGTATTGATGCACAAATTGACGTAATAAGATCATGTCTAAATAAAATGTCCGATAAAAATTATAATGAGCAAAGCGCCAAAATAGTAGAAGTATTAACTAATGTAACACAAAACAATGTAGATCCACTAGACATATCACGTATTGGTAAGGCCATCTTTGAAATTGCATCAAATAATAGATTTTATTCTAAATTGTATGCTGATTTATATAGTGATTTAATTAATAAATTTGAAATAATGAGCGTTATATTTGAGACAAATCTAAATGCATTTTTGGAATTATTTACACAAATTGAGCATTGTAGCGCGGATGAAGATTATGATAAATTTTGCAAGATTAACAAGGATAATGAAAAAAGAAAGGCATTGAGTTCATTTATAGTCAATTTGACGTTGAATAAAATCATTAAAAAGGATAAATTAATTGAGTTGACCTTTAACTTGTTGAACCAAGTGACAATCTTAATTAAACAAGACAACAAAAAGAATGAAGTAGATGAAATGAGTGAAAATATTGCGATTCTTTACAATAAGGAATTATTTAATGGATGTGAACAAAAAATAGACGATAAGAATTTCATGGAGACCATTACCATGTTTGCTCATAGCAAAGTAAAATCATATGCGAGTTTGTCTAATAAATCTATATTCAAGTTTATGGATATGATTGAGATGTAATATCATGATAAATGTGAAGTAGTATAAATAATACTTATTAGTTCAAATATTTAAATATAAAATGTAAAAATAATATAATGAATAACGATTCTGAAAATATATTATTTTTTTTAAATGAAAATAATGAAGTAGAAGAAACCACTTTTGACAAATTAAATATAGATAATGATATTGATACATTTTTATTGGACTTTCATAAAGACAATATTCAGACAGAACAACACATATCAGACCCCATATCTTTCCAAAATGACGATATATTTACGCAAATGAAAAATTACGATTTGAATTTTAATGTGAAGCAACTTTTACTGATATGTGATTATTATGGTCTGTCAAAGGATGTAAAGGTAAATAAATTAAAAAAACAAGACGTGATAGAACAAATCATTTTATTTGAGAATAATACAGATAATATTGATGTAGTTATCAAAAGAAAAGAAATGTGGTACTTCATGAATGAGTTAAAGCATGATAAATTTATGAAAAAATTCATAATTTGGAGTTAAAACTCCAGGAAGAGTATAATATAATTTATTTGAAAATTATATTAGATATTTTATAACACCTATAATATAATATGGTGTTATCAAAATTAGATAGTAGCATAAGTTATCCCGAAATTAAAAGCATTGCTGCTGCTGATAATTCAAAAAATAGAGAGTATGATTTATATGAGATTGAAGTAAAGCATGTAGATATTATAATTGCGGTTGGTAGTGCAAATAAGAGTTTTGCAGATAAAAATATTATATATTTTCCTATTTATTTAGTGAAATCAAATAATAAGGTTGTACAAATTGGAGTATATGAGATATTGTCAAGCGATTTAAAACATTACACAGATGAAGAAGGTAAATTAGAAATCGAAAAATTAAATGAACCCTTGGACGAACCTTTAATTTACATTTTTGTTACAAGGAAGATGTTGGAAAACTTAAGAATGGTTCCTGAGTCAGGTGATATTGTTGAACAAAATGCAGAAGAATTTGAGAAAAAGGCAAAAGAAAAAGGAGAGGAGGCACAGGCTGGTGATGAGGAGGAGGAAGCGCAATCTGATGATAAGGAAAACGAAGAAGGATCCAAATTTAAAAAGGATGTAGAAATAGTAATTCCTGCTATTAGAAAAGATGCATTTATTGCTATAAAAGGTATCCCTATTCCAGTAGATTTATCGGAAGAAAAAAAGAGTGATGCTATACGCTTAAAAAATAAATATGATCCTCAAAAAACGAAATCCTGGATCGAAAAATTCATGAAAAATAATAACTATGATATCATTGATAATGAAGGTGGCGGCGATTGTTTATTTGCGACTATCAGAGATGCTTTTGCACAAATTGCACAACAAACAACTATTCCGAAATTGAGAACTAAATTATCTATTGAAGCAAGTGAAAATGTGTTTATTGGTTATAAAGAACAATATGATATGGCATTGGAATCGATTACTTCAGATACAGCAAAAATAAAGGAACTAGAAATTCAATATGATAAGTTTAAAAAACTACACAATGAAACATTTGATAGAAATGAAAAGAAAAAATTGGCACAAGCCGGTGTAGAAATAAAAAAACTAAGAGACAGACTTATTGCAGAGAAAAAAGTGTCAAAATTAAACGCGGATGAATTTAAGTTTATGAAAAATGTAGATACTTTGGAAAAATTCAAAGCAAAAATTAAAACCTGTGAATTTTGGGCGGAAACATGGGCATTGTCAACATTGGAAAGAATATTGAACGTTAAATTTATTATTCTTTCTAGTGAAGCGTATAAAGATAAGGATGACGCCAATGTATTGCAATGCGGACAATTAAATGATACCATATTACAATCTCGTGGTGAATTTATACCCGAATATTATATAATAGTTGATTTTGTAGGATATCATTATAAATTAGTTAGTTATAAGAAAAAACAAATATTTAATTTTAAAGAATTGCCTTATGATATTAGAAAACTTGTTGTTGATAAATGTATGGAGCGCAATTCGGGTTTATTTTCATTAATACCCGATTTCATAAAATTTAAACAAGAACTCATGGGTAACAATATTCCAACACCACATTTTGAAGAATTATCCGAATCAAAGATTAAAGGTTTATATGATGACAATGTTGAGTTTGTATTTTACCATAATTCCTCTTCAAAACCACTACCTGGAAAAGGATCAGGAGAGAAAATAGAGCCACGTGATTTAGTTAAAGAATTTGCTGCATTACATAGTATACCAGATTGGCGTAAAAAATTGGATATATCTTGGTTAGATACAGAACATCCGTTTTTGTTAGATGGTCATAGATGGGGTAGCATAGAACATTATTATCAGGCTTCTAAATTTAAACAAAATAACCCTGAATTTTATTTATCTTTCTCTCTTGAATCAGGTACTCCTCTTTCAAAAAATGTTGAAATGGCAAAGGATGCAGCCTCTAAAAATGGAAAATATAAGGGTGAGTTAATCAGACCATTGGAAGTAGTCATGGATCCCGATTTTATAGGAAAACGTGATCAACAAGCGATGTATAATGCACAATATGCAAAATTCTCTCAAAACGAAACTTTAAAACATGTATTAGTAGAAACTAAAAATGCAAAATTGATGCATTATAAAAAGGGTAAGGATCCAGAATTAGCGGAAGATTTAATGATGATACGAGATAAAATAAAGTCTGTATAGATTAGAGGATTATACTCAGGGGGGTGGAAGTGGATTGGTATACTTTTTCTCTCTTGATTTACCTTTCAAGAGAGAAAATAAGATGATATGATTGATATTTTACAATAGTTACACTATTTTTTAACGAACCATTTACAGATTGAATATAATGATGATGATATTTTATTAAATATATCCTTTGGTTCTTCTACAACGGGATTTTCTTCTACTTTTACCTCTTCCACCTTTACAGGTTCGGAAACAGATTCGGTCTTTTGCTCTTCCACCTTTACAGGTTCACCAAGAGGTTCAGCCTTTTGCTCTTCTACCTTTACAGGTTCACCAAGAGGTTCAGCCTTTTGCTCTTCCTCTACAACAAGTACTTCCTCTTCAACCTTTATAGACTCAATAATAGGCTCTTCCTCTTCCACCCTTACCTGTTCAATAATAGGATCTTCCTTTACTATTTTTACAGATGTTTCCTCTACAATAGGTTCTTCCTCTTCCACCTTTATCGGTTCAATAACAGGTTCTTTCTTTGATGCCTTTACATGTTCTTTCTTTGATGCCTTTACATGTTCTTTCTTTGATGTCTTTACATGTTCTTTAACAGGCTCTTTCTTTAATGTCTTTATAGGTTCAATAATAGGTTCTTCCTCCATGAGTGAATTGTTGTGGACCAAGCTAGGTTCTTCTGAAAGCTCTAAAATATTTACATCTTCTGTAGATTCTATAATAGATGATGGGTCAAAAACATGTTCTGCTAATAATTCTATAAATGTCAATTCATCTCTTGTTTTGGTATTATCATCAACCGCATTTATTTCTTCACTATCACTCATTATAAATAATATAAATATTAATTTTTTATATTATTTTGTATTTTTTATATTTGTATTATTTTTATCATCTACCTACAATTAGACCCAATCAGGTTCATTTTAGGGGTAGACCCATTTGGACAACAACCATACCTTGTTCCAGCACATCCTCCAATCAATGGACTAGGACTAGGGCTAGGGACTGGGACGGGTACAGGAACCGGTTGAGGATATTTATTTATAACGACTATATGCCCCATAAAAGATACAACTAACAAAACACACAATATAATGACAATGACATTTGCTAAATCCATTTACAATTACATCAGAAAGAAAAATTACAAAATATAAAAATACATATTAAAAATAAATATGTATCTATTATAACAGAATGAGTAATTCTCTGACAAAAAATAGCGAGCTATTAATGTCTTTTTTAATAGAAAAAAAATGCATGAAACATAAACAACAAACAAAAAAAACAACCGCGATAATAAAATCATTATATAACGAGCTTAAACAAGCAGATAAACATATAACATCAATATCTCACAATCCACAATTTTATAATCCACACATTACGAAAATAACAACTATTTCGCAAATCCCTAAACCTAAAATGTTTAATGCGGATAGTTTTCCAATAGAAATAAGACAACATATCAATGACAATGCCTTATACGAATTGTCATATACTTTTTCTCTCATTGAAAGAGATATAAGAATACATTTTATAGTAGAAGAAGCTAACCCTGAGCTTCGTATCGAGGTTTATAATGAACATGTTAGAAAGATGCTTATTTGGCTAACCATTATAAACGAATATGCATCAAAAACATGTTCAAAACTATTGACTATTTATGCATATTTTACATCATTAACTAAAAAATTACCTACTAGCAATATAAATATTTTGGATGAAAATCATATCAATACCGCGTTTACAACCACATGCCCAAGCAATGGAGAAATAGTCGTTTTTCGCAAAGAGGAATGGTTTAAAGTATTTATGCATGAAACATTTCATAATTTTGCATTAGATTTTTCAGATATGAATATGAATGAATGTCATAATAAAATATTAAGTATATTTCCAGTGGATTCTAAAGTCAATTTATATGAAGCATATACTGAATTTTGGGCGGAAATAATGAATGCTGTATTTTGTAGTTATTTTTTATTACAGGATAAAGATAATGAAACTGAATTTTTAATTAATTGTGAGTTTTTTATAAATTTTGAAATTACATATGGATTTTTTCAAATGGTTAAAACATTGGATTTTATGGGATTAAAATACGAAGACCTTTACTCTAAGACTTTACAATCAAAAACAATGAGAGAAACATTGTATAAAGAACACACTAATGTTCTGGCTTATTATGTAATAACCCTCGTTCTATTAAATAATTATCAAGGATTTTTATCATGGTGTGATAAGAATAATTTATCATTGTTGCAGTTTAAAAAAACTACTGGCAATTTGGATGAATTTTGTAAATTTATTGGAAAAAATTACAAAACAAAATCAATGATTGAATCTGTTAATGATATGGAAAAATTGCTACATCGTTTAAAAAAACAGAATAAAACGAAAACGATCAATAATATAGATTTTGATTACATTATGAAAAATATGCGCATGTCAATAACGGAATTAGGTTAGCGTCTTCTACTTTTTCTATGCTTTCTACTTTTTCTACCTTTTCCCCCCTTTCTATTTTTCCTAGTTTTTCTATATGTCTTACTCTTCTTATGCTTCTTAGTTCTTTTGGTTTTTCTTCCACCAATAACTATCGGATGACTTTCAACATTATATATATTTTCTTCCATCTCTTCTATAGTTTCATATTTTGGAATATGTTTACCAAATGTTTTTTTATAATTTTTTTTCATTTGTCCCCATGTTGTTCCTTCCGGAATCACTTCCTCAGTGTCGGGATATAAATGCGCGCGTAAATCATCCGAACGAATATTTTTTTCTTCTTTACTATAAGGCTTAAGATATGGACGTTCTTCTTGCGTAAATGTACGTTCTTCTGACGTAGATGAATCTGATTTTATAGGACTAGGTGGAGGTGTTTGTATTGGTGGAAAAGATTCCGATAAAGGAACACCATATCCAAGTTTATTTAAAAAATCAGAAGAGGAAGTAGAATATATAATTCCATTGTCTTTCTTTCTCTTATCTTCTTTTTCTAAAATAATATTTTCCATAGTATAAAATATCTAGATATTTTATTTTATTTTATTTTATTTTTATTATGCATGGCACAATAATCGCACCCCGATTTTGCAAATTTCTCACATTTTATCCCAGTTTTTGCGACAAACGCAATGCATGTATATTTATAACATCCATTCCCGGAAGATTTTTTATTTTCTTTCCAAGCTTCGCTTGCTCCGTCAAAATCAATATTTACTTCAAATATTCCCTTATCATTTTCATCATATTCAAATACTTTATATATTTGCATTCCATTATTATCATTGTCTACATCATTTTCACTAGTATTATTATGATAAACCTCTACAGCAGCAGTAGCAGCACCAGCAGCTTTGCTGTGAGCCGTAGACACTGCGCAGTGTGTCGAAGGTGAGCGATTGAACTCCGTAGGCGCTAGCCGAAGGAGTTCCTTTGTTTGTCTACGTGTTTGCATTTTCAAATGTTAAAAGTATTACAATATACTATATCTTATGTGGTAAAATTTATTTCAATTTTTTTTGTAGAGATCCGAATTCATTAGAATAATAAAATTGAAATGAATAAAGCCGGTAATAAATATAGCACTAAACTATAGACTAAATACATAAAAATGGGGATTAAATATTTAAACGGATTTTTAAGAGAAAATAGCCCGAATTCGATCAAGTGTATAAACATGGCTGATCTATCTGGTAAAAAGCTAGCAGTTGATATTAGCATTTATATGTACAAATTTGAAGGTGACAATAGTTTGATTGAAAATATATATTTAATGTTATCCATATTTAGGTATTACAATATTACACCTATATTTATATTTGACGGGAAGCCGCCAGCTGAAAAAAAAGAACTCTTAATAAAGCGCAAAGAGGATAAAATGAAAGCAGAAAAAGAATATAATGTATTGAAGACAACTCTGGCATCTAACATCAATATAGATGATACGGAGAAACAAGAAATACTGAATAATATGGATGAACTCAAAAAAAAGTTTGTTTATATTAATAAAGAACATATCAATCAAGTAAAAATTTTAATTAGAGCGTATGGAGCAACGTATTATGATGCACCAGGAGAAGCGGATGAATTGTGTGCCATGTTAGCAATAGAAGAGAAAGTATGGGGGTGTTTAAGTGAGGATATGGATATGTTTGTATATGGTTGTCCTAGAGTATTAAGATATTTTAGTCTAATGAATCACACTGCAGTTGTATATGAGTTGAAAGGTATATTACTAGAATTAGGAATTACTCTAAAAGAATTCAAAGAAATATGTGTATTGTCAGGGACAGATTATAATATGCATGTAGAACATTCAGATGATAATCCCAGATTACATCGAACATTGAAATTATTCAAAAAATATCATAAATCGGTCAATCCAAATGCTCTTGATTTTTACGATTGGTTATTACAAAATAGCAAGTATATTACCAATCATGATTTATTGAAAAAATCATTTAAAATGTTTGATTTATCTGAAAAGAATAATAAACTACAAGTATTCGAGAAAATTAAAATAATGAATGGAATAATCGTAGCAGAAATGATGCGACCCATTTTAGAAGATGTTGGATTTATATTTCCACCATTATTATAATTATATTTCCTCCACAAAATTATATAAATTTATTTTTCATTTTTTTACTTAGATATTATATGTGCTTATACATATAATATCTAATGAATAATACTAAGGAACATATTATTTTAGATCTAGATAACAATCAATATGAGATGTCAGTATTGAAAACGAATATATATGCAATCCATTTATGGGATATATTGCGAACACAAAAAATAGATGCTTACTTTGCAACCTATTATATTTTGAATACTTGTTATCAACTAACGGATGAAGAAGAGACAATTACATTGGAAGATGTATTGCGCTTGCAACCTCATATATCTAGAGAATTATTGACCAATATGTTACTACATAGAGACAAAAATGATTTGAAAAATCTTATTTACACCGACCCATATTGTCCAAACTTCCAAAAATTGCTAACAACCCCTAAATGAGAAAAGAGGGTGATCTGTTTGATATAGCAGGCTGACGATCATTTTCATCATTAAATTCCTGATAAAAAAGCAATTGTGTTTCATATTCAGTCGATGTTGTTTTACAAGATAAGTATTCAAAAAAGGAATGAGTAATAGAATAAAAAAAGGCGGCGATTCTATTTGTTATTGCGTATAGTGTTATTTTTGCCATATGAAATGTGGATATTATTATTGTCTGGATATTACTAGTAAGTTTTCTAAAAATATATACTAAAATTATATATTTTTATTTTGTTTTTAATGTTATTTTATTGAATAGTTAGAAGTATAAGTTAGAAGTAGTATATAGAAGTCATTTAAGCAACAATGGTCTCAGACTTGGTGGTCTTGACATTCTTGGCAAAATGGCAACTCATGTACTTCTGGAGGTTGAAGTAGGTAAGCTCGTCCTTTGACTTGTCGAACTTAAGAAGAGTGGCAAGCTTGTCATCGGGGTTGATCTTGCGACCATTGGATGCATCTTGAAGTGCGTTCTGTCTGATGTAGACATTAATATCACGAGTCACCTCAGTGCGAGCCATCTCACTTCCCTTGTCCTTTCCGAGGAAGGATGCAAGCTCATCACTGATACGAGTGGGCTTGACAAATCCGCTGGGAGCACGATTGCCAGCCTTTCGCTTGCGTCTTGATCCCTGCTTTTGAGCAGCCTTGAGCTCACGAGCTTGTCTCTTCTCCAAAGCACGGAAATCAGCCTTGAGGGAGGAGAGCAAGACACTCACCTGTTGGAGCTTGGCAAGGAACTCAATCGATTGCTCAGCAAGGGGAGCCTCAGCCTCAGCAGTCTCAGGAGCCGCATCAGTGGGAGTGGGAGTGGGAGTAGATGCAGTAATAGGAGTGGGTGTGGGGGTAGTAGTGGAAGTTGACTTGGTCTCTTCCTTTGGCGCCTTAGCCTTAGGGGCCTTGGCCTTAGGAGTCTTTGCTGCGGGGGCAACAGAAACAGATTCAACAACGGGGGTCACAACAGATTCAACAGCGGGGGTGGAGGTCTTAGTCTTAGTAGCTTTTACCATATTATACTATATCTAGATGGGTACTATTTAAGTGATTTAAGACCATATATATATTATTCATAATATTACTAATATTGTTAAAGCAATATCATCATAAATATATCATGAATGTATACTATATATAATCAATAATATGAAACAGATTGAAAAAGCCAAGGAAGGGATGTAGCAGCGTTTTCATTCACTAATGTTAATGCTCCAAGAACATAATATGCTCCTAAAGACTTATTGTCTGTATCTGCTCCGCTATTTACGAACTTTTCTAACACACTTAAAACAGACATTCTAACCCTATCTAAATTAATTTCTTGTGCTATATAATTAAAATTAATATTTCTAAATGGATCCCCAAATGGAGGACATATTAATCGTTTTACTTCATTAGATAGTTGCGCCCTATACGACCAAATATCCATCAGTTCCCTTAATAATTTTATTATAGCAGGTCTACTCAATGACATAAACCATGCAGCATCACTATAATTTCCTAAAGCATTAATATTCTGAAATAATTCTAATACTCTCAAATCCATACTTTGTTGAGGGGTAATATCATCAGAAACGTCCTTTATTTCTACATCAATATGGATGTTTAATATTTTACTAATTCTTATTAAATTTCGCATATCAATTACTACTTTGGGTTGTATATCATTTCGATTATAGGGATTTTTTATGTTTCTTCCGGATTTTACTATTAGGTTATACAAAGAAATTATATCAAATCCATATACAAAATCATCTACATCCTTGTAACTAAAAAATTGAGTATGCGATATATCTTTTAAAAGATCGTCTGTTAAAAAATCTCTATCATTTGTACAAATAGTTCTATTTAAAAATGCAGGACCATGTAAACTATTGCATTTGCGTTGCAATCTTCCTCTGATAAATTTTTGGATGATAACAATTCTAGCAGACAAATTTAAGAATATATATATTCTACTGATAAGTTGATTTTTATTTCCAGAAATTTTAAGTTTGTATTGTTTTGCAAACATTTTTAATTGTGTAACATTGTAATTATTTTCGAATAATAAATCATATGTGTGTATCGTGGGTATACAAATATTATCATCCGATATTTTCCCATTCAGTTTAATATCGGGTATAGAGTTTTCACATGTACTATAAATGTGTTGTATATATTCTTCTACTGAAGCAGTAGATTTGTTTTTATTTTTATTTTTATCAAATAAATCAATCGTAGAAGTCTTCATGTGTATATATACATATATGTTACGAAAATCTTTTTGAGCTATTTTTTTATGTAAAGTAATATATCATGTATTGTATTTGGAGGAAAATGCACATTTATTTTTGAATTTAAAAAAAAATTGATTTAAAGATAAATCAGTAGATTAAGTACATACTAAGACAAGATGGCAGATACAATCATTGACGGCACTCAATTTAATGTGGAAAATATTCGTTATTCAGCCCCCAAGGCGGGTGGGTCAGGTGGTAAAAGTGTAAATATTTTGAATAAAAATACAAATTCTGGAATTAGATTATCTACTCCTCTATTGCTGACCTGGGGAGCATCAGATTTTGTAGATGCAGCAACAGGAAAAGGTAATGGTAAATATGAAATGTCTCTTCAATTTCCTAGTGAGGAGTACAAGACCGAAGATGCTACGGCGTTTCTAAAAACTATGATGGATTTTGAAAATAAAATTAAAGCAGATGCGTTGACATATTCTAAGGAATGGTTTGGTAGACAGCATAAAAATGCTGATGTTATTCAGGCTCTTTGGACCCCAATGTTGAAGTATAGCAAGGATAAATTTTCTGGAGAGTCAGACTTGACCAAGGCACCTGTTTTGCGGGTAAAGTTGCCTGTTTGGGAAGGCGTTTGGAAGTGTGAAATTTATGATGAAGATGATAATAAATTGTTTCCCAATACTGCAAATCCATGTGTAACCCCTTTGGATTTTATTCAAAAGGGAACCAATGTGGCTATTTTGATGCAATGTGGTGGGTTGTGGTTTGCAAATGGTAAATTTGGAATTACTTGGAAGTTGATCCAAGCAATGACTCAAAAGCCCAAAGCATCTTTGACAGGTAAATGTTTTATTAAGCTTAAGCCATCTGATAAGGAAAAGCTAAAGATTGCTCCTACTACATCATCAGATAACTACGAGGAGGAAGATGATTCGGTTGTAAACACCGCAGTAGAAGATTCTGATGAAGAGGAAGAGGAAGTATCAGTTACCCCTACCCCAGCTTCCGTGTTTATTGCTCCTACTCCAACTCCTGCTGCAGTCGTACCTAAGGCAGTAGTTGCGGAAGTTGCTAGTGCAATTGCTGATGCAACAGCTTCTTCTGAACCCAAGAAGGTTGTTAAGAAGGTTGTCAAGAAGAAGACTACTGAAGCATAAAAACATAGTAAAAATAACAAAACATAGTAAAAATAACAAAACATAGTAAAAATAACAAAACATAATAAAAATAACAAAAAATAAATAAATACAATAAAAATAATAAAAAATAAATAAAACAATTTATTTATTTTTTCATACCACATGATATCGTGATTCAAAAACTTATTCAAAGACAATATTGAATATAATATCACCACGAGATTCTACATTACATATATCATTTTCTATGATTTGTGATACCCCTATATTTTTCAATATATAGGTTTGGGACATCTTACAAAATAACTTGTTCAATGGGATAGAAAATGGTTTATTACCTATTAAAACAACTATAGAATCTTGATTCAAGAGAGAAAAAGTAAATGAAACGTGATGTACAACAAACAAATTATTATTTTCATCAATGGTAATATTTGAAGGCAAATCGGGAATACATTTTACTATTATGTCTCCAGCAGAGCTATCAAAATAGCATTCATTGTGCCAAAGAGGAACATAATATACCTCTTTTTCTATTATCAATTTATAAACATTATCATTTATAAGATCGTTTATACTGGGATTTAATATATATATTTGTACATCATTATATTTTTCAAGGATGATATCTCTCACTTTAACCAATATACTATCATTAATATGCAAGATAGATTTATATTTGAAAATAAAATTGTACACTGACAATGCTCGCTCTTTATCTAAATCTTCGAATAATTTTAAAGAAATAGTAGTATATCCACTTACAATATCTTTAACGATGGATGAAATGAATTCATTATAAGTTCCTTTTAAAAGTCCATCAATGAATAAATTTACTATATATGTATAACCATAGTATTGACCATTATTTGAACTATTATTTGAATTACTATCATTATCTACACGATTTTCCTCGTGCGTTCCATCTATAATACTTATTTCTCTCTTTAACACTTCATACGCTTCGTTTATTTTTTGGAATATTTCTTTAGATGCAATAGTGTTGCCGTTTTTATCAGGATGATTTTGTAATGCCAATTTATGATAGCGTTTTTTTAAGTATTCCAATGTCAAACTATTTATTTCATGTTTATTTATTTGTAATATTTCGAGCGCAGCTACTATATCCATATCAAGGTTATCTGATAAGTAAATAAATAAATTTCTAAGTAGTAAACTTACAAATTTATTTTATGGAATAGTCCTAAAAACCATGTACCATAGTTATTAAATAAAACAAATAATTTTCCAGATGATAAATAGGTCTATAATTATTGTTATAATATTGGAAAAATGTATAAGTTTTAATAAGTATTTTTGATAAGTCTTTATGTTGAATCTTTTTCTGGGTAATAAGGGTTGACACTATGTACCAAATGCTATCAGTAATATCCAGATTATAAATAAATATGTCATATAATAAATCTCTGAATTTTAAAAATTTGAGATCATCAATAGCTAACATGGAATCTAAAATTTTATCACATATAATTTTATGAGGATGAGCAAGTTGAATATTAGCCGTATGCAAATTTTTTATATTTGTGATATTTTCTAGCGCAATATTGTTTGGTAATTTTATTTTAATACATTTATTATAAAGAGTTTTAGATGGTCTTGAAACATTAATTACCTCGCAACTATTCAAAATATTATCTGGAATAAAACTAAGTTCTTCTGTTATCAATATAAATTTTAAACTGATAGAGGTCGTTGTATTTTGTTGCATATAACTATAGAAATTTTCTAATAACTCGCTATGTATTTCATGAAAATTTTTACATAGAATAATACCTGATTTTTCAGTTTTCGCAGAAATAATATCTATAATTTGAAGAAATATATCATGCCATAGCAATTTGGAGTTGCATCCCAACAAAGACATGTCTATTTCATAGTGTATATCGCTTATTTTAAAAAAATATTGCTGCTTATTATAAGTTACACTTATTTTTTTTTCATATTTTAGTCCAGTAGGACTATATTTTTTTATAGAGTTTAACATTTGGGTGTATTTACCAACCCCCGAAGGTCCGTAAAAAATTAAGTTTTGAAGAGTTTGAATAGTGGGTGGAAAATTGTTGAATATTTTTCCCAATTTTGGATGCAAATTTTCATCCAGGGATGCATGAATGTATTCTTCAAAATGAGTTTCTAGAAATTTCATTGCTCGCTTTATTATTTACACGATAATCTTTAATTTGATATTTTTGGCAATACTTATATTCTTGTAGATAGATAGTAGATAGTAGATAGCAGATAGATAGTAAATATAAAAATTACGCGCGGAAAAGATATAAATATATCCCCTTATTCATATATAACACCATTATACATGAATATAGTTAAAAACATGAACCAATACGATATAAATAATATATATTTTTGTGATCCAATAAAAAATAATGTTATGAGCAATGGATTATTTATTAGAATAATATATTCAACCCCTTATGTTGTACTAAATGGTATTAATTTATTTGTATCATTAAATGATATTAGTGTCGAAAAATATTACAATAAATATAAATGTTCATTCAATGTGAATACACACAAAGAATTGATTGATAGTATTAAAATAATTGAAGAAGACATTTTAAAAAACGCCGACATCAAACATAAAATACCACAATATAAGGTGTATGAGCAAGTTAGAAATGGAAATATAAAAATATTTTCAGACAATATTGAAAAAATCAATAACAACCTATTTATGTTGAAGATTTCGGGAATATGGGAGACAGAAACGCATTATGGTATTACCTATAAGTTTTCAAAAATAGAACATCCATAAATAAACTATGGAGCGTCAGTGAATGAGCTTATCCATCTGTTATATAACTGGATAATATAGTTCCTAAAGTGTTGGCTGATATTATGTTAATAACGCCTAATAGATATATTCCCATGCTACTAACTTTAGATAATTCATATGTATCTTGAAATTGTTTTTTAGTTGTTCCATCATAAAATATTATCAATTGAAGAATAATTAATATTAGACAAATATTTGAAAAAGTATAATAGCCACTTGAGGTGTTTCCTGTAGAAATTCTATTTATATTTTTGTTTAATAAATTTAGTAAAAACATAATAGTACCTGCTAGCATAAGCAATGGTCCAGCAGAAAAAAATGCTTGTATTAAATTACTTAAATTACCTATTATATAACCAGCTAATACCAGAATACCTGCTGTTATAAATGAATATCCAATCATAGTTCCAACAATACCACCTGACGAAATGCTGCCAATCGTACATAATATAATAATTATACCTGTGGCAATTAAAGCATATGTCAATTTAAATATTAAATCGCGATTTAACCCAGACATCTTATAAATAATTAATATTTTATTTTTATTATTTTATTTCGTTACCAATAATTTTATATCGTCGATTTGTTTCTGCATATCTTGTATTTTTAGTAATAAAACAGGCACAAGTTCTAAATAATTAATGGTTTTAATAGTATTAATTATTTCTTCACCATTTTCTTCATTACTTGTAGTGGTGGTTATTTCAGACACTAAATTTGGAAAAAGAACTTCCACGTCTTGCGCTATTAATCCATAATGCAATTTTTGTTCTTCGTCTGCAATGTAGGTGTATTGTTTTGGATTAAGATCCATCAATTTATCACTTAATTTTAAAGGAAGATCTTCCACATTTTTTTTTAATTTTGCATCGGATGGATTATTAATACTTCCCCCGACTATCAAATCTTTCACAATATATACACTGGATTTATTATTCGATGGTGTTAAAACCTGTTGTCTTCCTCCGCTAGGATCAGTATAAGTGGTAAATGTCCATAAACTTCCATTGGAACCACCATAGAAAGATTTAACATATGATGTAAGTGGTGGCTGTCTTCCTCCTGTATATGTAGATGATCCAAAATTCATTCTAGTATGTAAAAATATATTAATAAAAGTAATTTAACAAAAAAACAAATTAAAATAATCGCGATTAAATGTATATGAGCAGATTTAATACATCATCAAATCACCCTATTATTCCTAATTCACAAGAATATGTTTACGAAAAAAAATTTGTTTCAATTCATGCTGAAGATAGAGATGTATTAAGATATCCTAGTTCTAGTGAGTTTGAAATTGAATTACCGCAAGATTATTGTAACGTTCAAGCAGTTAAATTAAATACATGGACATTTCCCGCGAATTATAATACTTTTTCATTGATCCAAAATAATATTTCCATGACATTCAAGATTACAAAACCTTATAACCCTGGTGAATATAGTGTAACAAATCCATTACTATATGTTATATTTGAAGCGCTTAATAACCATGGATACGATACAAATTTTCTAATATTAATAGAAGAGGGTTTTTATAATCCGATACAAGTTGCGACAGAACTAACAAATCGATTTAATAATTCTGTTACAAGTGTAATATTAAATTATATGAATTCTCAATTGGTGAATCCTGATCCATCTAATAATGTACCCGTAACACAAGCAATAATAGATGAATTTACTAATGCAGGAGGTTACAATCAATTTGTAGTAGTTTATAATCAAGTTGCACAAAAATTATGGTTCGGAAATAAGAGTTCGGAATTTATATTAACGAATGATTCTGAGTTGTATGCATTATCTATTCTAAAAAACGTGCAATGCTTTAGGCCCCAGTTGCCTGATTTTTCTAATTGGGGATTACCTGCCTATTTAGGATTTACTAGATGTCCAGTACCGGCAACTCCCCCAGTGCCTTTTCCAAATGTATTACCTAGATTTTATTATGGAGATGTAAATCCAGGAGACAATGGATATTGGTTAGTACCAGATCCAGAATATGGAGCTTGTTTAGTTTATTATTTAGAAGCTCCGGCTAAAATAAATTTGATGGGTAATTCTTATTTTTATATGGAACTTTCTGGATTAAATAATATGGACGAGACGATGCCATTCTCAGCAAATTCTTTTACTACACATACAAATGTGACAAATGGAATAGTTAATTCAGCGTTTGCTAAAATCGCCATTACAACAACCCCAATCGCTCAATGGTTCGACAATGGATGTGATAATTATAAATATTTTAATCCTCCTGCAGAAAGAATTCGAAAATTGAAAGTAAAATTGAGATACCACAATAATTTATTAGTTGAATTCGGTAAATTTGATTATTCTTTTACATTGGAATTTTGCATACTGCGACCACAAAATCAGAAGGATTATAAAATGAATGTACCCGAAGTGGTTAAATTTAGTTAAATTATGGTCTTATGGTCTTATGGTCTTATGGTCTTATGGCCTTATTTGATATACATCCATAATCCAATTTTTAACAATAGTCGTGTGACAAGTTTTATAATCTTCCTGGAATCCGTTTAATTTATAAAAGGTGGGTTTTTTCATTTTCGTTGTTTTGTAATAAATGTAGTCTCCATATTGTCCAGTTCTAATACTAATATTATCAGTTATTTCTCTAATAATATTCGATTTAATAGGTGCAATGCTGTCTGAATCGGCGCCAGTACCAGTGCCACCAAGTAAACTATCTAATATAACTAAAACTTCGTCATATGTAATGTTGTCCAATGGTCTGTTACCAAGACTAGACAATGATTTTGAATTAGTACCCCAATTTACATATATTCCAAATTTCCCCTTTCTAAGAATTAAATCTTCTTCTCTATATTTTCCCAAAACAATAGATGCTTTCTTTTGAAGGTCCACCACATCTGTAATAGCATATTCTCCTTGTTTTAATTTATTCAGGTCTATATCCTTTTTTACGGGTTTAAATGTTACCTCTTCTTTACCATTATTATTCTCAGTGCACTTGATAACAGGTCCATGTTTGCCAATAATGTAAGAATGTGTGTCATCTATTACTATTTCATGTTTTCTCTCATCTGTCAAACCCTCTAATAGTAGTTTCATTTCTACCAAACACTGACTACATAATGTATACCATACTACGTCACCCTTTGATATTTTATCTAATTCGGATTCCATGTTACTGGTGTATTCGTAATTAAACAATTTATCAAAATGTGTGCATAAAAATTCCATTACTATTATGCCTAGTGGTTGAATCACTAATTTACCTTTTTCGTTACCAAATTCTCTACTCGTTTTGGTTTCCGTGATAGTTTCATCGTGTAATTCAAAATCTCTGCAAGATACTTGGATCCCTTTTACGTCTTCTTTTTTTACATAACCGCGTTCTTGAATTTTATCAATTAATGTGGAAAAAGTGGAGGGACGACCTATACCATTTTCTTCTAGAAGTTGCACTAGTTTGGCTTCAGAATAATGTTGTTTTAGTTTGGACATGGTAACGATGGAAGTAATTTTCTTGAATGTAATGGCGCTATTTTGTTTTATTTGAAGCAAGTAGTGGTACTCTTTGTTGGAGTTTTCTTCCGCTTTTTCTTTTTCTTTTGATTTATTTGCGACTATTTTCCAACCGGGAAAATCAATTATTTCACTGGTATATACATATTTGTAGTCACAAATAGAATTTACGTTGGCAGTTATTTCATAAAATTCCGCGGGAGACATGCAACTTTCTAATGATGTTTCCCAAATTAATTTATACATTTTTCTTTCTTTTGTGGATAAATCTAGATCTTCTGGTAGTTCTCTCATACGAATATCAGTTGGACGAATAGCTTCATGGGCTTCTTGTGGAGGGGGCGATTTTACTGGTGTTTTAGCTATTTTAGATTTTGTTTTTTTCTGATTAACTACTTCGATAGCTGCAGTAGCAGTACTATCCGTAGGAGCCGCAGTACTATTATTTGCTAATAGATCGATATTAGGACTGATATAGCTATCTTTATTATACGTTTGAACAATATACGTCTTTACCGAATCTATAAATTCCTTACAATATTTTTTACTATCTGTTCGCATATAGGTAATGTATCCAGCTTCATAAAGAGTTTGACAAAGTTTCATGGTTTCTTTTGGTGATATATGCATATCATTACTCGCCAATTGTTGAATTCGTGATGTAGTTAATGGTTGAGGTGGTTGTTTACATACTTTTATGGGTTCCGTTCTACTATAAATATGCTGAAAATCATTTGATTTTTCTAGAAAATCAGAAACCTGCTCTTCTGTCTCAAAATGTTTATTCAATAAAAATGGAATGCATTTGTTACCGAAATAACCAGTGGTATTATATATTTTTTTCCCAGGTGATTTATTAATATCTTGTTGGTTGTCATACACGAGTCGTAATGCGGGGGTTTGACATCTACCAGCGGATAAACTATTTTTTGAATTTTTTGATATATATTTCCACAATAAAGGGGTTATAGTAAATCCTACAAGTACATCTAATATTTGACGTGCTTGTTGTGAGTAAACTAGATTCATATTAATGGTCGTTGGATAATTTATGGCGTGGGTTATTGCGGATTCCGTTATTTCATTAAATATTATGCGTGTAGTTGTTTCAACTGGTAGACCAAACAGATCACAAATATGCCATGCAATGGCTTCTCCCTCTCGATCTCCATCTGGAGCCAATATTACATGATCCGCTTTCATTATTTCATTTTTTAAAAACGCAATATGCTTTGTTTTTTTTGGGTCGTCAATAATGTTAAATTTTGGTTCAAAATTATTTTTAATATCAATTGCCTCCAATGATGATAGTTGTCGTAAATGACCAAAACTAGCAACACATTTATATCCAGGTCCTAAAAATGATTCTATTTTTGCACATTTTGCTGGAGATTCAACAATTACCAATGTGGTGGTTGTTTTCGCATAACTTTTTGACATTTTTGAATATATTACATCTAGTAATATATTTAAGTGTTTTTGGTTGGAGTTCCTATAGTATCTCCTTATTTCAACTCTTCAAAGTGATATCATGAGAGAAAAAGTATTATATATTCCTTCAGTAACTACGTTTTCCTACAAAAGCATTACATATTTGCTTTTTTGAACTCATTCCAAGAAATTTTAATGGCTTCCCTAGGGGGTTCTACAACCTTGTTGTCATGTTCCTCATTTAATTTGTCAGCCTTTTTTAAAGCACTATCGACATACATTTCCTTTAACAAAGTTCCGACAATAAATGCACCCTCATGTTGATCAATCTCTCCATCTTCAATACGTCGTAGAACATTTAAAAACTTATTTAGGATACTCAGGTCAATCTCGTCCTTCTTGATTTTGTTGTAAATGTCCGTATAATAAGTAAATAAAAAGGTGCATTCTGTCATGCTTTCTTGGTTAATCTTTTCCATATCATTCTTATATTTAGCCTTCATTTTAAGCAATGCGTTTATATCATTTTGAAGTAGGTGACTATGTTTTAGTTCACGTATTAAATCAGTCACATCTTCCACATTATTAGCCTTTATCATTTTTTGTAAATGTAACCGCGCATTATCGTCCATATAAGTAATTAATAATTATTATTTTAAACCTTTTTCATGTAAAATGCTTATTTTTTTGCAAATTATATAATATATAAATAATATATATATGGGATTAATAGCACCTCCTACTACATATGCAATGAGTGGATCAACGCCAAAGTTGTCAGCAATTATAGATAGTAAAGCAGGTGCAGAAAAATTAAATATGTTAGGTAATACTGCGGGTGGTAAAAGGCGTAGACCACGTAGAGTCGGTGGGTCAACATTAACAGTTCCAATAGTATCCGCTCCTTATAATTCTCCTAGTCCGTTGAATACTACGAATGTTACCACTGGTATTTATGCAACTAGTGCAAATTCAACCGCACAGGCAGCACTAGATAAAGCAGCTACACCTGCTACTATGCCAGTTAAAGGAGGTAGTAGAAAAGGTCGAAAATCTAGAAAGGGAATGAAATCTAGAAAGTCGAGAAAGGGGAGAAAGACGAGAAAAACTCGTAGACATAGAAAGTAAAACATAAACATAAACATAAACAATATGTTTTGACATATTTAGAATTATATATGAATAATATAAGTTAGTTATATGCCAAAAGGAGTAGACTGGATATATTTTACATATGTAAATTTGGGATTTATTGCATTAATAGTATCCATGTATTATTTCAGTGCTCTAGCAGATATCAAAGCAAATTGGCCTCTCTATAGATGCAATCCAATATATATGCCATTGTCCGATGATATAGAAAAAGATTTTACTTATTGTGTTCAAAATATGCAGACTGATTATATGGGCTATTTGTTGCAACCATTAACATATATTACATCAGGATTAACGCAAATGGGTGGTGATTTTACGGAGTCGTTGAACGACTCCAGAAATATGTTGGCAAATATAAGGAATTTTTTTACATCCATAATCCAAAATATTTTTGGCGTATTTTTAAATCTGATCACTGAGTTTCAAAAAATAACCATTGGTATTAAAGATTTAGTCGGAAAACTCATTGGAATTATGGTTGTAGTCATGTATGTGATGGATGGATCAATTAAGACCATGCAGAGCACATGGAATGGACCCGCAGGACAATCCGTAAGAGCTCTATCAGGAAATTGTTTTCACCCCAGCACAAGAATCAAATTAAAGACAGGGAAAGTGATTAAAATGAAAGATGCATTTTTAGGAGATATATTAGAATCCGGTAGCAAGGTAATAGCTACTATGCAATTAATAAAAACAGAGAAGGACAAACTATATGTGATGCCTCATGGAGTAAATAACATTCCGGTATATGTTACTGGATCTCATATGGTATTTAATAAAGCTACAAATAAATTTATAGACGTGCAACATCATCCTGAAGCTAAGGAACAATCAGATGTAGAATGTGAGTATTTTAGTTGTCTCATTACAGATGATCATCATATACAGATAGGACAGCAATTGTTTTATGATTATGATGATGATGAAATTAGAGCAGCGATGTAGTTTATTTTTATTTAGATAGATATCAAATCAAAAAAAATAAAAATAAATCAAAATAAAATCAATATTACTATAGTATAAGTACAAATACTATGAATATAGATGATAGTTCTAGTAAAATAAATAATATGTATCAAAATTTATCTTATTTCGACAATTATGGATCAAGTGTATTTATATTTATCGTGTTAATAATTATACTTTTCTTGTCTTTTGCCTATTTTCAAGTGATGAATCAACTTAAGCCAATAAAAGACGACTGGGCTGCCAAAAGATGTAGTCCTAAAGTCATCCCATTTGCAGGACTAATCAATAAACCCGATAATATGTCCATAGTTGATTTTACTGGACAAAATTTTACCTATTGCATGCAAAATATTTTGACCTCTATAACTGGTGACGCAGTGCAACCATTAACTTATATCACTGCAGGATTGAGTGAAATTTTCAAAGAGTTATTTGAAGCGCTACAATTTATTCGAAATATGATGGCAAATATTCGTGCAAGTATGGCTAGCATCGCTAAGGAAATATTGGGTAGAGTTTTAAATATTATGACTCCTTTGCAAACGATTATTATTGCGGTGATGGATTCCATGCAGAAAATAAATGGTGTATTGACGGCGGGATTATATACCAGTTTAGGCACTTATTATGCCTTAAAATCTTTACTTGGGGCGATAGTTCAATTTATAATCATAATATTAATCATATTGGTTGGACTTATTCTTGGTATGTGGATTTTACCATTTACGTGGCCACTGGCAATGACCATGACAGCGGTATTTGTTTCTGTCGCTATTCCTATGGCGATAATAATAGGATTTATGACCGATGTATTACACGTTAGAACAGACTTATCCATTCCGGGAGTACCTAAACCCAGTTGCTTTGATAAAAATACACACATAAAAATGAATGATGGAAGTTTCAAATTTATTTCGGAAATTGAGGTAGGAGAGAAATTAGCAAATGATATTTTAGTCACTGCGAAAATGAAGTTGGATGCAAAGGGTAGCATCATGTATAACTTAAATGGAACGATAGTTAGCGGAACACATACTATTAAATATGGAGATATATGGATACCTGTTTCAAACTACCCCCACAAAATATTGGTTGAAAATTATGAGGAGCCATATTTATATTGTTTGAATACGGAGACGAAAAGGATTCATATTAATGATTTTATATTTGTCGATTGGGATGAGCTTACAGAGGATGACATGAAGCAATTATCGAATTTGGATTGCGGAGTACGAACAAAAGGTTCTACGTTTAATTCTACTTTAGATATACATACATATTTAGACGGGGGGTTCGTTGAAAATACCATTATCTCTTTATTGGATGGTTCAAAGAGAGAAATAAAAGATATTCAGATCGGTGATCTCTTGGATGGAGGTACAAAAGTGTATGGTTTAGTGGAAATTGAAGGTAAGTATCTTCATGAATTATGTGAGTATAATTTAGGATCAAATCGTATTTTGAAGGGTGGTCCAAATATAAATGTATGTGATAAACAAATATCTTTTATAACAACTTTAGATTTGGGTGAAAAGAGTCAGAAAAAACAATTACCAAAACAACCAAAATTATATCATTTATTAACTGATTATGAAAGTTTTTATGTCGATCATATTAAATTTTATCATTACAACTCAACGATTGAGTTATTTTTAGATAGATATCGTGGAAAATTATTATCTATGAAATATGTATAATCATATGGAAATTACTATATTTGGTATGAAGTTTCGACTTGAAATATTGATTTTAATAGCCGTCGTTTATTGGATTTTGGTGGGACACGTTTGTTGCTCTTGCTATAGAGGAGGACTGATGGAGGGGTTGACAAATGCACCATTAAGCGGCCAAAATAAACGCATCCGAGATTGGATTTTTGAAAAGCTAAATGTGGAGGGCTTTACTGGAGCCAATACTAATTATGGACAATCCGCTCCTTACAGCTTGGCCAATAAAAAGCCAGTGGATACGTCTAAATGGGGGATGCCCGATTTGACTTACGAAAAAGGAAAGCCTATGAACAAGGCTGTTCAAGATTTTTTGAATCGTCCCGAACAACCCATCCCGCTCCCAGAAGGTGAAATGCTTATGTTTGCAAATACTGAATTCAAAGGAGAGTGTTGTCCAAGTTCTTTTAGTAATTCTATGGGATGTGCATGTGTGACCCTCCCACAATATAATTATTTAATCTCTAGAGGTGGTAATAATGTTCCATATTCAGAATATTAATAGGTTATATGTTATCAATTCTTTCGACAACTACCTGCGGTTAAATGCATTCATTTTAATATATATATATATTATATTAAAATGCCTTACTTTAATAATAATGATGTTAATATATTATTAATTCATATACCTAAAACAGGTGGTACTTCATTAGAAAATTATTTTTCAAAAAAATTTGATATTCCATTAGATACAAATTCATTATGGATGTTTTTTGAAACTGAAATATTAGTAAAAAATAATATATTTTTTACATCAACATTACAACATCTTACATACCAAACCATATTTAAATATAACAAATTTTTAAAGATAAATTATGATAATATTACTATTATAACTATTGTTAGAAATCCGTATGAACGAATTATAAGCGATTTATTTTTTTTAAAGAAAATTAATATAAACACCTCAAAAGAAGAGGTTTTTGATATAATAAAAACATATTTGACGTCGGATAATTTGGATAATCATAATATACCTCAATATCATTTTATAACAAACGATAATAAAGAACTTATACCTAATATACATATTCTACATTGTGAAACATTGACAACGGATATGCATAACTTAGGTTATACAGATTTTAATATACACATACATAATAATCCAATAAAAACAGATTATTATAATTTTTTAAATAACGATTCTATAAAATTAATTAATTATTTTTATCACTACGATTTTAAGCTATTCAATTATAATAAAAAATTATGCGTTTGGAGCGATCCGTAGCCGAACTTCTTCACTAATGTTACACCATTGGAAAGAATAAATGAGTGATTTTTTATTTTTTTAATAGAATTTTGTCTCATTTTTCTTTTCGGTCGGTGTAATTAGTTCTACCATTAAAAATATCTATTTGTCAAACAAATAGCGCAATAATGAATATCCATAGATTCATCATATCCGGTGTCAATACTATCCGTTATCCATTCATGGCAACACGTCGTTTTAATTTTATCATTAATCTCAATTAAATATTGTTTTAATACATGTATATAATCACATAATTGATTACTATTGTGTAATAATTGATTATATTTATCGACAAGCAATCTATCGTCTTGATGTAAATTAGTAAGAAAAGGTTGTACATCTATCATAGTAGTATCAGTATCATTCAGTCTATCGTCACAAAATAGAATATAATTTTCAATATTGCGACGCATGGATATTAGTGTACTTAATTTTATAAAAGATATGTGTTCAGACATTAATAATGTACTATATATTATACTAGTATATTATCTAAATATTTTGATAATATGTATTTTCATGTTTCGTAATAAAGAATTTGTATGATAAATATCATAATGGATAATATCTCATTTTCTATACAAAATAATGTTATCGAAATTGGTGAAACAACTCCGAAAAAAAAAGAAGTTCCAAATAATAATAACAACATCAATAGCAATATGCGTTATTTTAATAGTTCGTTGAAAAGTGAATCACCATTGATAAATACATCAAATAAACCCACCATTTGTTTTGCAACTATGTGTAAAAATGAGGAGCATTGCATCCAAGAAACTTTAGAGAGTGTGTATAAATATATAGATACATGGGTAGTGTGTGACACAGGTTCAAAAGATAGAACATGTGAAATAGTTACAGAGTTTTTTAAAGAAAAAAATATTCCTGGCACATTATATGTTGATGAATGGAAAGGGTTTGATGTAAATAAAACTCTTTTATTTGATAGATGTTATAAAAAAGCGGAATATATTATGCATCTTGATGCGGATGATTTGTTAATAGGTGATTTTACTTTTACGCGAGGTGATGCTGGAAAAATTTCATATCATATAAATGTGAAGCGTGGATCATCTGTTTATAAATGTATAGTTTTATTTAATAATTATTATAAATGGCGGTTTTGTGGAGTGGCGCATACAACTATTAAATGTCTAGATAATATTCATAAATTAACTGAGGGTGATTTATCCGACAGAGCTTATTATGTTATATCTAGAGATACCGGGGCTAGAAGTTTTGATCCAGAAAAATATTTAAAGGATGCTCATAGATTATCTGAACAATTTTTTAATACATTATTATTTGATCCAGACGAATTGAATGTTAGATCCGCATTTTATACCGCTCAAAGTTATATGGATAGTGGTAAGTGGAAAGAAGCAGCTAGTTGGTATTCACTTTATACCCAATTAAAAAATACTTGGTGGAATGAAGAAATTTTTGAATCGCATATGAGAATTGCCTGTTGTATGATAAAAATGGAGTATGCAGATGATCAAATTGTAGATCAAATGAAAAAAGCAATAGATATATTTCCAGACAGAGCAGAACCATATTATACGATGGGTAAATATTTCAATGATAAGAGTAGATGTGATATTGGGTATACATATTTAAAAAATGCAAAAAAAGCAGATATAGTTTCAGTAAATAAAAAATATAGGCTATTTGTAAACCCTATGGTATATGGTAAATATATAAATGATGATTTATCAGTAGCATGTTATTGGACAGATAGAGCAGAAGAAGGTATCGCATTATTAGAAGAAATATTATCTGATCCTGAATTTGATGATAGAAAAGAGCGTTTGTTAAAAAATAGAGAGCATTTTACAAATAAATATAATATCTAAATGTTATGTATATAATACGATGAATGATATGCAAAAGCGGTTCACTTTATTTTTGTTTGGGTGTATAGGATCACGTTCATTATTTATGTATGTGGCAAAAACGAGCAATGTCCAATATCTTCCTTATTTAGGTTATCTCGCTTTATTACCCGCAATAGGATTTTCTTATATATTTTTAACTGGAACGCGTCAAACTGGAGCAGAAGTTTTTGGATCTAAAATATGGTGGAATAAATTACGTCCAATTCATTCTATTTTATATTTTATATTTGCTTTTTGTGCTATAAAAAAAATCCAATATTCGTGGATTTTCTTATTGATTGATGTAATTTTTGGACTAATAAGTTTCTTGACTTACCACTATGTACAAGGGGATTTCAAATACTTGTTTTAGATATTTACATATTCCTTCGCTTCCCTACACATATAACCCATATAATGACATGCTATTGTCATCTTCCTTTTTAATCAATTTATCAACTATGTCTTTGGTCACTACAAAAGGAAACTCTACCTTTAGCGACATATCTTCTTCAAATAAATTAGAACCAGGTCTCATTAATCTATATAAATTTAATTTTGTATAAATAATTTCCATACACCTCTTTAGATTTCTAACTCCATCCTCTTTATTGCAGTGATTTTCAATAATATAATGAATCGAATCGTCGGGAATAGTAATATCTTCTATTTCAAATCGAACTTGCTCGCGAATTTTTGGAAGCATATATTGCTTTGAAATAACAGTCTTTTGTTTCTTATCATATCCTTTCGTTTGAATGCGATACATTCTATCCTTCAAAATAGGATTGATTTTACTTTCATCATTGTAACTAAATATGAATAAACATTTACTCAAATCAAAATCAATTTCAGCGAAATATTTATCATGAAATTGATTATTTTGTGTTGTATCAGTTAAATGAGTTAAGATACCAGCAATTTCCTCACCCTTTGGTGTATCACTTATTTTATCTAATTCATCAAAATATATAACAGGATTCATGCATTTACTATCAATTAATATTTGAACAATTTTACCCCAAATACTACCTTCATATGTATAGCCGTGACCTTCTAAGAAACTACTATCGGTTGCACCACCAAGCGCAATAAATGCAAATGGTCTATTTAGAATTTTACTAATGCCTTCTTTGACAAGTGTCGTCTTACCAGTTCCAGGTGGTCCTTTAATAGCAATCGCAGTCCCAATGGCAGCAGGGTTTGTTACTAATTGACCTAACATTTGCATGATTTGCATTTTTGCATCATTTAATCCATAAACCGCCTCATCAAGTGTCTTTTGTGCATTTTCCATAAATTCATGGCAAATATCAACACCATCTGAAATATTAACAGGAAGATTATCATATTTACCGAATGGAATGCGCATGAAGGTATCCGTCCAATTTTTTATTTTATAATACTCGCCTGATCCTGGTTCCATATATCTCAAAGAAGCGATTTTTTTCATAGCGGCTGCTTTGAAAATGGTCGGCATATTCGATTCTAATAAAGTGAGTCTATATGGTTTTTCGATGCGCGTGATTTTATTAATCTCACGCAATTCCTTGATAATTTTCTTTTGTTCAACAGGTGCAATTTTTTCAAAGAATGTAAAATCATTCATAGTATTTTTATCACGAATAATACGCTTGAAAATGCGACCATGTTTTTCTTTTATCTTCTGTTCTTTTTTTTCACTTTTCTTTTTTTTATCCTTGATTCCCTTTTCACATACTTTGATGCAATCTTGGATAATTTTATTATTTTTATTTTTACTATGAATAAGCTCCAATTGTTGTAGCATTTTTTCATCTGAATCAATATCTGGATCTTCTGTATCAGTGGTAGACTTTTTAATAATATCTACTATTTCTGTATTTGAATAGGTAGTATCATTTTCATCACTCTTTTTGTCTTTTCTATTTTTCTTAGTTTCCTTCTTATTTGCAAATCTTTTAGATTTTCTAGATTTGGAATAATATTCCTCTTCTTCTTCTTCATCCTCTTCATCATCTTCTTCTTCATTATCGTCATCCTCATCATCACTATCCTCATCACTACTTTCAATATCTTCATCTTCATCCTCTGTTTCGTCATCATCATCATCGTCATCGTCATCATAATCCTCCCATTCATCTTCATCATCATCTTCATCATCATTTTCGTTTGACGAATTTCCAATAGTAAATATAATATTAAATTTACCTGCTCCATTTTTAGTAATGCGATGTGATTTTCCCACATCATCCTCGTCTTCATCACTATCTTCTTCTTCTTCACTATCTTCGGAATCACTTACATTCTTTTCCTTTTTAGATTTTTTAAAATTTCTCCTTCTTTTTACGGGTTTTTCTTCCTCCTCCTCCTCCTCCTCCTCCTCCTCATCATCCTCTTCATCAGAAGATTCGTATTTCTTTGAATGTTTAGAAGATTTGGATATTTTTTTATTCTTTTTAGTAGCCTTGGATTTTTTATTTTTTTTAGACAAAATTTCTTCTTCTTCATCGCTGTCATCCTCTTGTGGTAAATTTTTCAAGAATTTTTTAATATCCTTTCCCTTTTTTACTTTTTCATTTATATATTTTGATGGAAACATTTTCGCTAGAAAATTTTGATATTCTACTGCATCCATTTCATCTCCATCATCTTCACTAAAACTAGAATCTTCACTATCACTGCTATCAGATTGTTCATCTAATTTTCTGCAACCCCTTGGATGACCCGTTAGCCCCCGGCGATACGCAGATGATCTGTTAATTTCTTTTTTTGAATCTCGAGTCATTCTTTATAATAATAGTAATATCATTGTAGGATGATATTTTGATTTCAATTTTATTTTATTTTGTAAAATGCAAATATATCATTTTTTACTTTAAAATAAAATTGATTATAAACAATCTAAATATTGTTGTTGTAATATAAGGAAGATGGCCGCAAATAACAAAACAATTGCGCATAATAATAGTTCTAAAATTATTGGGATACAATTTAGTATTCTGTCTCCAGAGGAAATCCGAAAGGGTTCTGTTGCAGAAATTACTACGAGAGATACTTATGTAAATAATAAACCCATTATTGGAGGGTTGTTTGATCCAAGAATGGGTGTTCTTGAACCTGGTCTAATCTGTCCCACCGATGGTCTAGACTACATGCAAACACCTGGATATTTTGGACACATTGAATTGGCACGTCCCGTCTTTTACATTCAATATTTAAGTTCCATATTGAAAGTATTAAGGTGTGTGTGTTTCAAATGCAGTAAACTTTTAATCAGTAAAGAGAAATATAAACAAGCACTGAAGATGGTGGGGGATGCCCGTTGGAAATACGTGTTTTCGCTCGCCAGCAAAGTCAAAAGATGTGGCGAGGACACCGATGATGGATGCGGATGTCTTCAACCTCAGAAAATTAGAAAAGCGGACCTTGCTACCATTTATGCTGAATGGAAAAATGATTCTGGTAGTGAGCAAGATGGACAAAATTTAGTGATAAAGGTTACACCCGAAATGGTTTTAAAAATTTGCAAAAGAATTTCAGATGAAGATGTGTCTTTCATGGGATTTAGTCCTGTCTGGTCGCGCCCCGATTGGATGGTTTGTCAAGTCATGGCAGTGCCACCTCCTGCTGTAAGACCATCTGTAAAACATGACGCACAACAAAGGTCGGAAGATGACTTGAGTCACATCTTGGTAAATATTATTAAAACAAATAAAACGTTGCAAGAAAAAATTACAAATAATGCACCTGCGAATGTTATTGACGATTGGACCACAGTACTCCAGTACTATGTCGCGACCCAAGTCGATAATAAAATTCCAGGAGTTGCTTCCGTTGCACAACGCTCTGGTAGACCTCTAAAGTCAATCAAAGATAGACTGAATGGAAAAGGTGGTAGAATGAGAGGAAATCTTATGGCAAAACGTGTAGATTTCAGTGCTCGTTCCGTTATTACTGCTGATCCAAATATATCTATTCGTGAGTTAGGTATTCCAATGAAAATTGCGAAAAATATTACCAAACCAGTTGTAGTTAATGACGTTAATAGAGCATTCTTGATGAAACTCGTTCAGAATGGTCCTGAAGTATATCCTGGTGCTAAAATATTGGAAAGAAAAAATGGAGATTCTATCACATTGAGATATGTGGATAAAAAGTCTATCCAATTAGAAAACGGAGACATAGTCCATCGTCACATGATGGATGGTGACCCTATTCTATTTAATAGACAACCGACATTACACAGAATGTCGATGATGTGTCACATCGCAAAAATTATGAAGCGAGGTGACACATTTAGAATGAACGTAGCGGACACCAAGCCGTACAATGCGGATTTCGATGGCGATAAATCTTGTCGTCAACAGGGGAACACCAATTAAGTTGTAAACAACACTTAATTGGGAAAATGTTGTAATGTTTACCTATCCAATATCTTTATGAAGATATGGTATTGGATAGATATAATCCTCTAGTCATTAATTAATTCTTGAATAAACATATAAAAATAAATTGCTAATATAATATAGATGAACTCTAAATTTGAATTAAAAAATATAAAATTTACTGATGAAACATTAAGATGGATTGAAATTTATAAAATTATAAATAAAATTAACCAAAAAATTTATATAGGTCAAGCGGTTTCACATATTCGTAAAAAAAATAATTTTATTCCACACGGAATGGAAGGTCGATTTCGCACACACATATATGAATCATTAAATAATAAAACTAAATATAGTTGTCGCAACTTAAATAATGCTATTAAAAAATATGGAAAAGAAAACTTCACATTACAATTATTACATAATTGTAATTTTGAAGATGCTAATCATATTGAATCCGAAGAAATTATAAAACATAATTCATTATCTCCAAATGGATATAATTTGACTACAACTTGTAATGTGTTTGGTCAATCTACAGAATATAGACAATGTGTGTCATCTGGTATAATGAATAGTTTTATAGATAAACGCATTACCAAAATGCTAGGATTTAAATTAAATATATGCGACAATTATGAAAATTATATTAATCCACAATACCGAAATAATATACAGACTGGTTGGAGTATACGATTCAGAGATATTGTAATATCAGATATAAAAATACGTTCAAATAAAGTATTAGAGTTCTCTTCTTTATTAATAACATTGGAAGAAAACAAAAAAAGAGCAATTGAATTTTTAAAACATTTAAAAGAATTAAATAATGGCAACGTGATCAAATTGCGGGAAACCTCCTTAGAGCCTTTACTACCACTCACACTTAGAAATATATGTGAGGAACTCGTTTAATAGACGAACCCAGCGGTAAAAATGTAAAGGATTGGGCAATCCGCAGCCAAGACCCTAAACTCGTTATGATAGAGCACTGGGTAAGGTTCAGAGACTAGATGTTTACGGCTCGCAAATGAAGGATTAATCAACCTGATGCGGGACAAGGTATAGTCCAATCCTAATACGAAAGATTAGGTGGCTTTATAGCCTATAAAATAATTAACGGAGATGAATCTTCATATGCCGCAAGATGCGGAATCCGAATCGGAATTAAAAAATTTGGCAGCAGTGCCGCATCAGATAATTAGTCCAGCGAACAATGCGTCAATAGTAGGAATCTACCAGGATTCCTTACTGGGATGCTATCGTTTTACAAGACAACATATAAATTTTACTCCAAGAGAAGCGATGAATTTGCTGATGATGTTTTCGCGTGTGAACATTGGAGCGCTATTTGAGAAAGAAGGACCTGTGTCTAGCTTTGATATCTTATCGCAAATTTTGCCTCCCATGACGTTAACATATAAGACAAAGTTATTTGGAGATGACGAGAATAATAAAACTTCAAATAATGTGATGGAGATTAGAAATGGTAAATATATTCGTGGACAGATGGAGAAAGGGGTGTTAGGGGCGGGGTCAAAGGGTTTAATTCATCGGGTGTGTAACGATTATGGGAACATGGCTTCTGCGGATTTTATTGATGATTTGCAAAATATAGTAACAGAATACCTCAAGGTGAGTTCATATAGTGTAGGTATTAGTGATTTAATTTTGGATGCAAAAACGAATCAGAATATTATTAAAATTATTACGGATAAGAAAAGTGAGGTGAAAAATTTAATTGATCAGACGCAAATAGGTGTGTTTGAAAATAATACTGGTAAAACAAATGAGGAAGAGTTTGAAACAAAAGTAAATAATATTTTGAATCAAGCTTTGGCGGAAGCGGGAAAGGTGGGGTTAAAAAGTTTGGACAAGGACAATCGATTTGTTATTATGGTGAATGCGGGTTCAAAAGGTAGTGAGCTCAACATATCACAAATGACGTCTTGTTTGGGTCAACAGAATGTGGATGGTAAACGTATTCCTTATGGATTTGATAATCGTACATTGCCTCATTTTACAAAGTATGATGATAGTCCAAATGCGAGAGGGTTTGTAGAAAGTTCATATATCAATGGATTATCTCCTCAGGAACTATTCTTCCACGCAATGGGTGGTCGTGTTGGTCTCATTGATACCGCTGTCAAGTCGGTCACATGGGAAACCAAAATAGTCATCATTGAAAACCAACAAGCTAAATATACAGAAATTGGAAAATGGATAGATGCCCAGCTGGATGATGTGGAAAATGTGTCGAAAATCCAACACTTTACTGCTAGACAGATGGAATTATTAAATATTAAAGAGGGTGACGTGTATATTCCTACGACGGATGAAAATGGCGTAGTTACGTGGGGAGAGGTAACGGCTATTACAAGACACGACCCTGGGACTGAATTGTATGAGATAAAAACAAGTGGAGGTAGAAATGTGATAGTTACGGAAAGTAAATCGCTATTGATTTGGAACCCAGAAACAAAGAAGTTAAAGGAGATGCTTACACCTGACATCAAGGTGGGAGATAGCGTACCTGTGACTCGTGAACTTTGTCAACCACCAATCATTGTGGATAACATCAACATGACAGAATACTTTCCAAAGAATGAATATGTGCATGGAAATGAATTTAATAAAGCATTACAGATGATGGAAGAATCCATGAAAACGAGAAAACATATTTCATCTGGTTGGTGGAATGAAAATAACGGAACCGCGTTTACACTTCCATACACCAAGAAGTCGTCGCTTCAAAGAACATCCGTTCGTTCCAATTTAATGAATATCAAAGATGGTTTTATTTATCCTTATAACGGAAATCGTAAAGATACTTCTATTCCAGATAAATTCGAATTGAACGAAGAAAATGGGATCTTCATTGGATTATTTCTAGCAGAAGGCAATGCTCATAAAAATACGATTGGAATTACAAATTTGAACGAGAACATCAAGGGGTTTGTTAAAAGTTGGTTTGACAAACATTCTGTTCATTGGACTGAAAAATCTAAAGTAAATGGTGTGGGACGATCTACGACGATTGTTGGCAATTCATCCATATTATCAACTTTCTTGACAAAATTTGTTGGATGTGGTGCAGAAAATAAACATGTTCCTACTGAGGCGTTTATTGCTCCCGAAAGTTTCATCATTGGATTGTTGAATGGTTATTTCTCAGGAGATGGTACCATTGGTAAAAATTCAGTTGAAGTTGGCTCTGCACCAAAACGTTTGATTGAAGGCATCTCCATGTTGTGCTCTCGTCTAGGAATTTTCGGTAAAATGTTTAAATCACAATTGAAATCCAATAATTTCGGAACAAAAAATATTAAACCGACATATAGATTAGCTATTCGTTCTCAATGGGGTAAAATATTTGCGGAAAAAGTGCCATTGTTGGAAGAAAAAAAGCATCAAAAGTTGAATTCAATTGCGTGGTCAAAATCCCATCGCAATTTCGACACATATAATGATGTTGTATTAGATAAAATTGTGGAAATAAATATTATTGGTGTCGAAAACCACCCCAAGGTGTATGACTTGACTATTCCTTCCACTCTCAATTTTGGATTGGCGAATGGACTTCAAGTTCGTGATACATCCACCACAGGATATATCCAGCGCAGACTTATCAAAGGCTTGGAAGATCTGATGGTTGGATATGACATGACTCTTAGAACAAACAAGGGGAAGGTCGTACAATTTACATATGGAGATGATGGAATAGATCCCGTAAAGGTTGAGAATCAGGTGATCCCATTGGTAAGCATGAGCATTCAAGATATTTACTCCCATTTTAATATTCCGGATGAACATGGGAAAATGAAGAATGTTGCCCCCGTTTTCTTGAAAAATACTATGACTCGAATGAAGAAGCAAGACAAAGAGTTTCAAGAAAAGGCGCAATTTTATACTCAAATGATGATCAAGAATCGTGATGCTATTATTAAAAATGTGTTTAAGAATAAAGGCGATAGTGTTGTAAATGTTCCGGTAGCATTTTCATATATTATTAATAATATTCAAGGACAAAATAATATAAACGCCAGTTCCATTTCTGATATCACTCCACTAGAAGCATTTGAAATGATAGAATTTACTTATAGCAATCTTGAAAAGATTCGATGCGCCGTTCCTACTGAACTTTTCAAGACGTTATATTACTTCAATTTGTCACCCAAAGATTTGCTCTTTAACAAGCGTTTTAATAAAGCGGCTTTGACTATTCTTTTGGAGACTATTGTGCTTAATTATAAACGCGCAATAGTCGCTCCTGGAGAAATGGTTGGAATGATCGCGGCGCAGAGCATAGGAGAGCCAACCACACAAATGTCGACGGCGTATTGTGAGCATATTAGGTGTGTGAAAATAAATAAAATCTCAAAAAATATTTCTATGGTCTCAGGAGAAATTGGCGCATTATGTGACAAATTGATTGAACAATCGCCTCAATTTACCTTCAATACTGGTCACATCGATAGTGTCGAGACATTACTCGATGCACTAGAAGACGAATATTATATAGTAGGTGTGGACGAACAAGAACGAACACATTGGAATAAAATATCACATGTAAGTCGCCATCCAGTAAATGGACAAATGATGAAAGTTACCACAAAAAGTGGACGCATAGTTGAAACTACCACTAGTCACTCACACTTGATTCGTAAAGATCAAAAAGTACTTCCTATTACTGGTGCTGATATGTTAACAGGCATGCGCATTCCTGTAGCAAAACATATTGATAATACATTTGTGAAGGATTCTGTAAATGTTGGAGATAAAGAATATAAATTAGATTATTTGTTTGGATGGTTTATTGGAGCTTATTTGGCGGAAGGAAATCTTAACAACAATTCTATTTGTATTACAAATATCTCACCACATTTTATTGAAAATACAAAGGCTTTTGCCGAACGATTTGGAAAGGTAAATAAAGTACGAGAGTATAAAGGAGAATATGGTCCGTCAGTGTCATCTAATTTTACACATAAACAACTAGCAGATCTTCTACTTGAAACATGTGATAATGGATCCTTTGTAAAACATGTCCCAGACTTTGCATTCTTAGCTCCAAATGAATTCAAGGCAGGCCTTATTCAAGCGTATTTCGATGGAGATGGAAATTTCCAGAATGACGCTGCGCACCATCAAATCAGAGTGTGTAGTCGTTCCAAACAAATGATTAAAGATATGTCTCTTCTACTGAACTACTTTGACATTTTCGGATCTATCAAAGAAAATTTTACCCGCGGTTCAGCGATTTATAACTTAGCAATGTCTCCAAAATACGCGCTTTTATATAGAACCCACATTGGTTCATTAGTTCATTCTGACAAACTCAATGAGTTAGTTGATTATAATGCACGCGATAATGCACATAGTTTATCTGATGATATTGATCGCATTAATGGACTTGGTGAGGTCATTGCAAAATGTGGAAAAGATTTGAAATTGCCAGGACAAAGTCGCAATTATGGACGATGGGTAAAAAAAGATTCCATCGGTCGTCGCACTCTTGAAAAATATATCGAGATATTTGAGTCTCATGAGGATTCCAATAAAATCGCAAATGAATTAGCTATTTTGAAACAAGCCGCCACATCAAATGTGATCTGGGATGAAATTACGAATATTGAAATATATACACCAGAACAAACGGAATATGTATACGACTTCACTGTTCCAGCTAATCAAACATTTATGACTGATTATGGTGTTATAGTTCATAATACGCTCAATTCCGTTACATACGAGACCCATATTATCGTAAGGAATCGAGAAGGAAAAATTCAAAAAGTGCAAATCGGAGAATTTATTGAAAAACATATTGCCTCGCCTAAAAAATTAGAATATTATGCGGAAAAGGATACTACTTATGCCGAGATGTCAGAATATTATGAAGTACCTTCTTGTACAGAAGAAGGTGAAGTTGTATGGAAAGAAATTGAGGCAGTTACAAGACATCCAGTTATTAATAAAGATGGAACAAACACTATGCTTAAAGTGACTACAAAAGAAGAACGTGAGATTATCGCAACAAAAGCAAAATCATTCTTAAAATTAGTCAATGGAAAATTAATAGCGTCAGAAGGAGAAACTTTAAAAGTGGGTGATTATATACCTGTATCAACAAAACAAATTGATTTTAAAGAATCAGATATGTTAAATGTAAGAGAAATTTTACCTATGACAGAATATATTTATTCGTCTGAGATTGAAAAGGCAAAGGAAGTCATGAATCAACATCATTGGTGGTCAAAACATCACGGAACTACATTTACATTACCATACAAACGAAGCGATACTTTGGTCGCTAAAGTTAGTGAAAAATTAAGACAGGGATGCAAGACCAAGACCGGATTTGCACCAGGTTGTGTTTATATGATGCAAACAAATATGAACGCATATAATATTCCAGAAGTAATTCCGTTAGATTATAATTTTGGGTATCTAATTGGCGCTTATGCTGCAGAAGGATGTATGACAAAGTTTCAGATATCTATTGCAAACAACGATGCCGAATATTTCAAACCTATTTTGGAATTGTGTGAACAATGGAATATAACTACAAAGGTCTATAGACATGAGAATAAAAACCAAGTTGGATGGACTAGTCAAGATTTGCGCATATACAATACCATATTGTCTCGCATCCTGGAAAATCTTTGCGGTAAGTTAAGTCATAATAAATTTATTAGTGATAAAATAGTATACTCTAATAAAGAATGTCTTCGTGGCTTTCTGGATGCATATATTGGAGGGGATGGGTCAATTGACCTTAAACAACATAACATTTCGATGTCATCAGTTTCAAAAGAAATGTTAATTGATGTTCAAAATATATTGAATATTCTTGGAATATATGGATATATCAATAAACCCAAAAAACAAGAAACAAATAATAGAGGTACGTTAAGTGAAAATATTCATCAGATATATTATTTAATAGTCAGAAATAAACAAGCGCAAAAATTGTCACAAATGTTAAATATAAAAATAGATTATAAAAATGCAAATGCAAAAATTATATCCGAACATACGTATAAATGCGATTATGAATATAATAGAGATTATTTAACCATTCCAAATGAAATAGATGGTAAAATAGTATTTGAACCAAGATCGACTACTAAATATGTAGATGTATTGTTTGATAAAATTAAAAGTATTGAAGAAGTATCTAATACCACAAATTATGCGTATGATTTAACAGTAGCTGATACAAGGACGTTCCTCCTGCATAATGGAAGCGCGGTTTTCGACACTTTTCACTTTGCCGGAGTCGCTTCAAAATCTAACGTCACACGTGGTGTGCCAAGAATCGAAGAGATTTTGTCTTTGTCGTCAGAGCCAAAGAATCCCTCATTAACAGTCTTCTTGAAACCAGAAGATGAGACAGATAGAGAAAAAGCACAATCTATTATGTACATGTTGGAGCATACAAAAATGGAGGAACTGGTAAAGTCGATTGAAATCTGTTTTGATCCTGATAATTTAAATACCCTTATAAATGGGGATGAGGATACTATGGAACAATATCGCGCCTTTGAAAGTTTGGTGGATGAGTGCGCGGAAACGTCAATGGATGATTCAAATGAGAAATCAAAATGGATTATTCGAATGGTGATGGATCCGGAGATTATGTTGGAGAAAAATATAACCATGGATGATATTAACTTTACGCTTAAAAATAGTTATGGAGATGAAATCTCGTGTGTATATTCAGATTATAATGCAGATAAGTTGGTGTTCCGTATTCGAATGAATAATGTGCTTAAACAGAATGCTAAAAAAGTCAAAGTAAACCCACTCGATCAATCAGACCAAATTTATATATTGAAGAATTTCCAGGATCAGATTTTAACGAACATTATCATTCGTGGAGTTAAAAAAATCAAGAAGGTGATTCTTAGAAAAATTAAAGATAATGTAGTTGAAACCGCTGGCTCGTATAAAAAGCAAGATATTTGGGTGTTGGATACCATTGGTACAAATATATTAGACGTGCTTGCGTTGGATTACATTGACTCCAAAAGAACATATAGTAATGATATTATTGAGATTTATAATGTATTTGGAATTGAGGCTGCTAGACAAACTATCTATAACGAGTTGGTAGAAGTTATTGAGTTCGATGGTACTTACATTAATTTCCATCATTTGAGTGTGTTATGCGACAGAATGACATTTACAAATAAAATGATATCTATTTTCAGACATGGAATCAATAATGATAATATTGGACCTATTGCCAAAGCGTCGTTTGAGGAAACTCCTGAGATGTTCTTGAAGGCGGCAAGGCATGCCGAGTTGGATATGATGCGAGGTGTTTCAGCAAATGTAATGTGTGGTCAAGAAGGTTTATATGGAACAAATGCGTTTCAAGTTGTTCTTGACATTGATGAAATGCGCAAGCTGGAGGATATTATTGGATACGAACAACCTGACGACAACGCAATAATTGATAAAATGTTTGAAGGTGTTGATAAACCAGATGACAAATGTAGTACTAACCAGTTAGTTATACAGAATAATGTTGTTAATATTAAAACGAGCGATTTGGGTACTGATAATAACTACAATCCCGGATTTTAATTGATCAATTCGCTGATATAATTGCTATAATATAATGTAAATATGTATATAATAAAAATAATACGACCAAAATTATTATTTTTATTTTTTGCAATAAATAAAATTGAAATTAAATTTAATAAGTAACAAATACTTATCTTGTGTAAAATAAAAATGAATTCTATTATGAATATGTTGTATGAAAATGAGCTATTTATAAATTTGAATGACTATGAAGAAGCATTTGAGTATATATTGCAAATATTTTGGAACATAATAGGAATATGCCAGGTGTGTATCTTGTTTGACTACATTAAGAATCGCATACTATCGAATAGTAGAGAAACAGAATATAAATTATTTGTTAAAAAAGTGAATGATTATATGACAACAAGTAATAGTTGTTTCGCGTATATGGAACAAACTCATGCTTATTTTGAAAAAAAAATAGCATCTATTATAGAAAAAAATAAATTTCCGGTAAAAAGAGATGAGATTACGGATTTACGATTAAAATATGCATACATTTCATCAGATCTGGACAAACAAAATAATGAGCATCAAAAACACCAACAGGTGTTAGATATCGAATTGAAAAATATAATAAAATATGTAGATACACAAATAGCACTATCACAAACACTAACACATAATGATTATGAAAACCAATTATTAGCAGGACAACTTGTGGATCAAGTAGCAGCAATTTTGGTAGAACCAAATAATAAAATACATAGTCTAGAACAGGGTTTAGTACAAATAAATAATAATATGTGTACGTTGAAAGAACAAATGAAAGTGCAAACAAATAATTTATGTAAATATGAAGAATTAATAAAAAATAGCTTATCTGAACAATTAGTGCAAACAAATAATAATGTCTGCAAAATGAAAGAACAGATAAAAGAGCATATAAATCAATCAGATTCTAAAATTCAGGAGCTACAAGAAACATTTATGTCTAGAGTAGAAATGATACATTATCGCAAAGAGGCCACAACGTCAGATAATTTATTTGGTTAGTAAAGATATTAAATATATTTTGTAATAGTATATAATGGCAACATTATATAGTATTATTCAACAACATATGAATGTAAATAAAATATTATTCCCGACTGAGAAAGGTTATGATGCGTATGATTTATGGAGAGATGTGTATAGTCAAAATTACGATAATCCTAATTTTGATCGTATTATTATTCATCTGTATTATCAATATATAACACATCTTCATTATTACGATGACATTTCTAATAAAATCTTATATAGAAAAAATAAATTTAAAAATATAAAAAATATGTTAGACAATATTTTTATTTCAGAAAGTATGAAAGAAACAATATTGGTTATTTTTTCAAAAACGCAAAGAACTTATTACGCGTTTTCAAAATTAGCGTACATATATAGATTTAAAAAAGCGAAAACTATGATAAAAAATGATTTGTATTTAAATGAGATAGATGAAAATAAGACAAATGTGTATACGTTATTTCAATACAATGCAAAATATTTATTCGTTATAAATGACTTAATTAATTTAATCAATAATAATTTGTCAAATTCTCCTTCTTTTTTTATGGATCCATTAATATCAAAAAATCCATATAATAATATACCCTTCAGTGATACAGATTTATATAATATTTATTTTTTTATAAAAAATAAAAATGGAATGATACCAGAATTGTTCCATAATTTTTTTAAGTGTAATTTTGATGTTGATCAATTTACATATAATAATGAATGTTTGATAAGAAACATCGCTATTCATAAATATGTATTTATAACCCATTTTGATGTATTGTACTCAAAAGTCAAACTTATGTTAAATACCTATCTGGATAAATTGTATATTCATGAAGATTTTCCGAAAGAAACATTAGTAAATATAATGCGACCCTATTTGCATTTACACTATTTGGACAAATATGCTATATATGGGACTATTCAAAAAAATGAATCAAAAGAATTATTGATTGCAAAATTGAAACAATTTTATAGATACAATCCTCATTTTGGAAAAAAAAAAATTATATTTGTGCAAAAACAAAACTTCACATTTGGAAATATAGTGAAATCTAAAGACAGATATCCACGACTAATTACATTTAATGATAAACATATTAATTTTTATACGAAATGCACAACTCAAGATATAAAATTAAATGCCTTATTTTATGCACACTTTTCATATAATGGTGTAAGGTACACATTTCAATATGATGAGGATGATGCTGGGTATAATAGTGAGCAAACTAACAGCGATACACAAGCTAGCGGAGAAGGAGAAGGAGTAGGAATAGGAGGAGAAGGAGAAGGAGTAGGAATAGGAGGAGAAGGAGAAGGAGGAGAAGGAGAAGGAGGAGAAGAAGAAAGAGAAGAAGGAGAAGAAGGAGAACTAGAAGAAGGAGAAGAACCAGAGTTAGAACGACAAGAATTAGTAGAAAGAGAGGAACAAGAATTAGAATTAGAAAGGGCAGAACAAGAATTAAATGCACATGGCGATACCGATGAGTATGAAGATGAGGAGGTTGACGACGATTATGACTTTTGATGTAAATTTACTAGGGTGTTGAATCCGACTGGACTATCAATTTAGTCTTGCGTTTATGTTTTCTAGATTTTTTAATCTGAATTCCGGTAGGTTGAATTGTTTTTACTTTTTTTGTTTTTGCCAATAAATTCACGAGTGGTTGTGCTATTGGTTCTTCTAGTTCTTGATCTTCTACCATAACTAGTCTACCTCGCGGTATAGCTATTTTTTTCACATATTTTGTGGTGGGTGTTTTTGAAAAGGTTCTAATATATTCATCAATTGGTATTTTGTTCGATATTGCATTTGTAACAGATTCGATACATTCATCTGTTTGTAATATCGTAGTATGAAAAAATATATCTTGTGTTGGAACAGCAGGGGAGACTATTAATTTATATTTCGGGGTATGTTCTTGCTTAGATGGAGGTGCCATTATAAACACGAATTTATCTGCTAAATTACCATAGGTAACAAGTACATCTGTTTTGTGGTTTGTTTCCAAAATAGTTTTACTTGAGATTAAAATAGAAGGAATATTATATTTATTCATTAAAATCCATAAATCTAAATTTGTGATAAAATAACTATCAGTAAATATTAAATGTTGAAACGACAAATGATTTGATTTAACTTGATCTCCCAAGGTTTTTTTACCCTCTGCAATTAAAATATCAACTATTTGTTTTTCATATGTAGGTAAATATTTCAAGTATTCTTCATACAACTCATGTTTTAGTTGATCTAGAGTTAATAAAGTCCCTTTAAACTTTTTAATAATATCAATGATTAAATAAAATCCACAATAATTTGAATTTTCATATTTTAATTCATTAAAATCTGAAGGAAAACAAGGTCTCCATTTCATAGAAGCTACGTGCGTAGATAACTCAGTAACGCAATCTCGTTCTTCTTCCGGATTTATTACATTATCCAAATCTAATTCATTCTCATATATTTGATGTATAATTGGTTCTGCAGTATCATATGTATTATATTTAACATACTTATTGATGGTAGAAGCTACCAATCCGTCAAAATATTCTTGTGTCAAAATAGATTGAATGACTATAATTTCATTATCTTTCAAGTTATATCCAAGAGTCCCAAATGATAAATAGGATTGCGGTTGAAATATAAATGATTTTATTCTATTATATCGAATTAATTCATCTGACATGCGCCCAAAATAATAACTTTCATTGTCTGCTTGTGTAATTAAATGTTGTTTTGGAAGAACTAATTGACATATATTATCACTATTTACTACACAAACAGGTTGTTTTGAGTCACATTTATCATTTGGTACAACAATACATGTAGAAATTTCGTTCGTCTCCAAATTTTTATAATCATATTCATCTGAAAATAGTATTGTTTTTTTGACTAAATCTCTCAAATAAGTAATAACCTTTTTAAGTTTGACATTATATAAAATGTATGGTAAATTAATTTCTCTCTCTATTTGCTCCCGCAATTTTATATTTTCATATTTATTTAATAATATACGAATAGTATTTCTAAAAACATTGAAGAAGTGTGTCTCCAATTTTATTCGTTTAATATAATCAACGCGTTCTTCATCCACCTTATATGAAGTTGATACCTCTTCATCAGCAATCAAATAATTATTGTTATTCAATACTTTAATAGTAGTATTTCTTTCAGGACTCGATAATAAAACAAAATTGGTTAGTTGAATAAATTGGTTTGTTTGCGTTAACAATCCCACTATATGTTCGTCTTCAACTATTTGGTATATAGGATTACATGGAATCGTTTCATTGCTATCTTTGTATAGAGTTTTCAAAAAGGTAATAGTCTTTGTGTATGTATTAAACAAATTATCCGCGTTCATAAAAACATACTTCATAGTTTCATTTATGGAAGCAGGATAGCACGGGATAAATCCGTTTTGATTAAATGGATTTTTCGCCACAACACCAATGACTTTACCTTGAAAATTTACTACTTGAGTTATTACGCTATAATTTATTTTATTCAATGTGTGTATTAAATTGTACAATAATATTGGTTGTTTAAAAAGCTTATATTTATTTGGCATACTGGCCAATGGAATGCATGTATTATGAATAATCGGTTTAATTACCTTTTTAAATACAGCGCGCATGGTTTTTGACAATTGCGGATCATATTCCGAAAAAGTTTTTTTTACATTTGTTGTTTTTTCATCCGTACGATACGCATATATTGGCTCATAGAATAGTCCATGTTTTAATATTATTAACGTCTGTTTTCTAGCCTCATAAAATTCACTTGCATAATGATTTGTGGGACATAATAATTCTACATTAGCTGTGGTATCGTTATCAGGTATTTCTAGAATGACTAAATTTACCCCTTGTGGAAATAGATTTGGATTGGGTTTACATATAATGTCCCATAAATAGGTATAGTCTATTATTTCAGTATTATCTTTCATAAAACTTTTAAAATTGGCAAATGCGGCTACTATTTTTTTAAAAAAGACTAAGGTATTGTCATCACCTGGCGCAATTTTTGAATACAAAGTGGACGTCAATTTTCCACTAGAATACTCGCTAATATCAACATTATTTATTGCGTTTATATCTTTATTTATGGTGTCTTTTGTAAAACTATCTACCAGATTTCCATTTTGAAAAGTGATAAAGTTGTCTACATTTATTGAGTCGATTATAATTTGTTTCATTTTATCAATGCTTGGTATTTCAATTGGAATATTTTTACCAGTGGCATTTTTCTCCATTTTTCCATAAAATATGGCATCAGCTATGCAAGCTATAAAAGATTGTTTGCTATTAATTTCCACTCCATGTCTTAATAAACACGTATGAGACAATTTAATATTTGTATTTGTTTTGCTAATTTGACACGATGAGTTTAATTCATGTAAAAATTTTTGAATACTCATTGGCAAATATCCCCATCTATCTATTTCTAATGGAAATTTATCAGGACCTTTTACATAGTCATCCTTTTCAGTTATTTTTTTAAGAGGTTCTTTTTCTTGTATCGGGTTCCCCTTTTCATCCTCTTTTTTCCCGGAACAAATAGCACGTCTAGATAGTTGTCCTTGTGTGTCCCAGTTTTTATAACAACATGGGAAACAAGTATTTTTTACAAAACTGGGATAGTGTTTTATATATTTGTCCTTTGTTCCATGTTGAGATGGGTCAAAAAATTCAAATATATGTTTTCCTTTTGGAACAGAAGTTGCACTACGAGGAATAATGCTATCTTTTCCACCACATTTACCCGCAGCAATATCATCATCTGTGAGCGGTGTTTGTGTAGTTAAACACCAATATCTAGGACATATATAATTAAATTGTTTGTCTGGAGTAGACCCATATTTGACAACATCTCCTTCTTGCAAAAAATCTGGCTTTTCTTTTTTAATTTTTTCTAATTCTTCATCCGTTAATAATACTGGTTGTTGTCTAGCACTAGAAGAACACATGCGAGAGTATGATAAAAATTTACCATCTGGACTCTGCATGACTAATGCAGCGGGGTCGTGTTCTTCTATTCTATTAACAAATGGATTAGAGTTATTTTTTAAAGGCATACCATCTATATTTCTTACATTTTCATTTATTGCATCCTTTTTATCATCTTTTTGTACATTTGATTGTTTTTTCCCCTTTTTCTTTTGCGCTGGGATACTTATATGCACGGGAGACGATTCTAATACTAATTTTTCTTCAAATACAGGCGCAACTTCTATAGGTCCTATAGGTTCTTTTATTGGGGGACTAGGAACGGGAGTAGGAATGTCTTCATTAAAATCAGAAAGAGATTTTTCAGATTGAAACTCATCAGATCCAATTACTTCTCCTTCTTTCAGACTAGAAGTTGACTGCGCAGTGGATGATGATGTACTACTTTGACCACCTTTTTTCCCTCCAGAAGTACTCTCTTCATCTTCATCTTCCTCTTCCTCTTCCTCTTCCTCTTCATCATCATCGTTGTATCCAAATAAATCTAATACATTTTGAAATTTATCTTCTTCCTCTTCCTCATTTAATGGCTGCTTTTCACGCTGATTAATAGATTGATATTCTATATCATTATCACCAATTATAACAGGTATATCTGAATCAGGAAAAGATTCTTCAGAAGATGAAGTAATGTCCTCCATAACAATATCTTCCTTTTCTCCAGTAGAGCATAATGCATGAATATAATCTACTGGAATTCGTGTACTCGTTTTATCCTGTGTTAACCGAATAAATGAATCTAAATAAACAGGTATCGTATTTAAATAATTAATATCATCAATATTTTCTACATCAATGGTTATCACATTGGTTATTTGATTCAATATATTATTTAATTTAATAGTTGTTTTAAATCCAGGATTAATCTTAATCTCTATATCATTGCCTTTCACCCCTCTCTCCACTTGCAATTCATTAGCAATTTTTTCGATTAATTCCCTCGCTTCTGTTGCACTCATTTTATAATTTTCCATAAGAGCTTCAATAAACTCCTCCTTGCCTCTAAGTCCTTGCTTTTGTTTTTCAATAATAAAAGCCTCTTGACTCGTCCTCTTATTAAAATTAGAAACGCGTTTAAACCGCATCTCTATACCTTTAGAGGTTTGTAGTTTTTTGGATTCTATAACAAATGCACTAGTTAAACACCCTGCCACATTGTCATCCACATTAAATAATTTATCTATAGCGATGATAGATTGATAATTCAATAATTTAATTTCTACATGTTCATCAAAAAGGCTTTCGAATAATTGAATCTTATATCCACTCTGTTCTAAGTAATTTTTAATCTCATTTATAATCGGATTAACCGCACTTTTAAATAATTCAGTAATGTCTGTGATATCAATTATTTTTCCAAAATCACAACTGATCATAATATTTCCATTTTCTTCAAACTCACATACGAGAGAATAAGTTATTCCATTCATCTCATGATAAATATAAACGGCTACTGACTTAGATTTCCCAATATCACGCATTAATTTAAATATTTTCGCCTTCGACAACAAGGGGATTTTTCTACCATCAATAGCTAATTTATCTGTATATAACCTGTAGACATTTTCTTGTCTAACGGATGGGTTAAATTTAATCAATGGACTAAGTTCCGTTGCATGAACCAGTTTAAAAATGACGTCCAATGGAATCTTTATTTTATAGAGAGGATGCATGGCAATTTTAATAGACTTAATCCCGCTATTTTTATATTTCAGATTCTTTGATTCATCTCTGTATTTGTATATGTCGTAGAACAGATCCACACTTTTGTATGTTTCTGCTACAGATTCATTAAATATTTTATTGTTGGATTCTATCAATAGTTCTCTCTGGTTATCAAGCTCAGATAAGGAATTTATATTGAATTTCCTGAATAATGTGGGATAATACAACTTTATGATATAGGTTTCTGATAGTTTTTTTGCATTGGCGTTTTCTAGAACATTTTTAGCCAAACATAAATAAATATTATTGTCTATTATTTCACCAGTATTTAACAATAGATTACTATTCAATGTGGTTAATGATTTCGCAGAAGCACGTTCAATAAATCGATCATATTCATCTATATTATACGGGTTCGTTACAAAAGGGTATTCATTTGAAACGATAAAGATTTTTTGACCTAATACTTTGGATACAGCAAACTTTTTATTATCAATATTTAGTGCTAAGATATCATCATAATCGTATGTATCTTTATCTGTTTCGGGAGGAGTTAAAGTGATAGAATTACCATTTTCATCCTTTTTAATATTAAGTAAAAAATTGTCTAAGCATGCTCTTGTTAATTTTAATTTACCATTTTGTGTCAACGTTTGAAATACACTTTCAGAATGTAATAACTCTTCTTTTAAACAAAATAAATAAATCTCTTCTAATGAAAAAGCATTTGAAAACTCACGCATGATTTTTTGTTTTATTGTCCCAATGTTATCATCATAATGTATCTGTTGTTTTGAAAACCGGACCTTAATATTACGTGATTTATCCTGAATGGTTTTTAATTCTTCTTTATTAAATACATTACTAAATGCTTCATTTCCAGGATCTCTATCAAATAATTCTTGAGGGTTATCAATATCAATATTTATTCCATAAAATACATAAATCGTGTCAATTACATTATCATTAATTACATGATTCACTTTATATATTGGAATAATGTTTGAGTTTGACATATATATACTCGCGGTATTATTTTATATATTTTCCACCTTTATCAATAAATATGTTTGTTTATATATATAGTATTACCAATGTCAACATCTGATTCAATTCAATTTAATACTTCAATTGATTTATCGACTGATTGTATAAATTTAGAAAATATGTCATCCCAACTACAAAATGTGCCTTTTATGAATGGTGGAAGAAAAATGAAAAAATCACGAAAATCTAAAAAATCAAGGAAATCTAAAAAATCAAAAAGGTATAAAAAACACAATAATTCAAGAAAAAAAATACAACATGGTGGTATACATAGGGCAACATTAATTTTATTTATGTTAATAATTTATATTATAGGTGGTGTATCTGGTATAAAGAGTGTTACTGATGTTGACATAATTAAACGGCTCAAAAAGTCCAAAGAATATATTGGATTATTTAATAATACTCATGGAACGTGTGGTATACTTACTGCTACCTTTTTACAAAGTATTCCCTTAAAATCGCATGAAGAGTTATCTAAACAAATAATTACACAAAAACATTTGATAACGATTTCAGAAATGAGTAAATATATAAAGAAAACATTAAATACTGAATGGAAGTGGAATAAATTTATGATACCATATGAAAATATAAATCGGTATATAGAATATTTAAAAGAGTACATGAAACAATTAAAACGGGAGCATGATATTCCATCAGAACAAGGTGTTATTACAGCATATGCTTATCCAAGCAGTAGTGTATATCATGTAGTAACTTTGTGGCTCACTCAAGATGGTTATTTAGTTTTAATTGATCCACAAACTTATTTAGAGGGAGAAATTAAAATATATTCCGATGATAAATTTATTTCAGAATTTTTTATTGAAGATTTGCAATACAACTCACCAATTTATACCATAACACAATATAGTTTAAGCGATTATTTTATTAAAAAAAAAATAGATGTAACACGTAAAAAGGTATCATATATTTTGTCAGGTTTGCATAGCGAAATATATGTCAAAAATACATTAGACTCAAATGCTCCAGCACTACAAATCTCTGACCCCCGAATAGTAAATAATGCTATTGAACGCATAGAAGATGCAAAAAAAGAAGCTTCTATAAAATCAATTGAATTATAATGTCCATATAAAATTATATATGCATGATAGAAACTATTCCATATGAAACGCATAAAAAACACCACATAGAGCCAAAGGTGTCTGACATTCGTTTACCATCTGTAACAATAGTATATACTAATGCGGCTATAATTGTAATATACGGAAATATATTTCTGATAGGATAATTATGTTTATGAACTGAAAACGACCTTTGTAAATAAAATAACCCGTTCAATGGTATTCCAAATTGAATATAAAACAAAAATCCCAATAACAGCAACACCCATCCAACATTATAAGAACCATATTTATAATTCAATAGTTTCTCAAATGGAGCCCAAACTAATCTACATGAATTTGCGGATGGTTTGGAACACAATTTTTGATCACTTAACCAAACAAGTAGACAAATAACATAAATAGCAAACAATATATTCATAATGATGTATACATTATCATATGTAGGACTTGTTGCATTATACAAATATTTATTAGCTATATGAAACACTATAATTTGTAGATATAAAACGACTGGTATAGACATTGACGCATATTTATTTATCCAATTACAATCTTGATTTTTCCATAATACATATTCTAGCAGTTGCATAAGTCCTATCATAAAAGTTGCTATCCCTGCAAAAATATCTACATTATTGTGTGTTTTGTTACCAGAATATATTAAATATATACTACACAATACTGATATTGTAAAAGCGGTAGCAGAAGTGGTAGCATTATAACACATTTCTTTATTATAATAAGCGAATATTATAATAAAATTCTTTATTCCATTTTTATTTTCGATGCAAATATATATACATATGAATAAAACTAAAAAGATACGTCATTTATCTTTACATTCTGGTACTATTCCAAAAAAGGATGGGTTTTATATGCAAGGAGAATTTGATATGCAAATCGCCACGTGGCTAGGATGGCCTAGTAACTTGGGAACGTTTCATATTAAAAAAGCACAATTAGCCATTGAAAAGGTCGCACGTTATATTAGCAAATATCAACGCGTTAATATAATTGCTCATCCTTCTACTTGGAAAGGTGCTTATAACTTATTTAAAAACGATAAAAATATTTTTGTAATTGAACTTATTAGCAATGATAATTGGTTAAGAGATATTGCCCCCACATTTTTAATAAAACATATAGGAAACCAAATTTATTTAAGAGGGCTTGGGTGGAAATTTAATGGATGGGGAAAACCTAAGGAAATTAAACACGATGATGATGCTTTACTAGCATTAAAAATAAGTAATATGCTATCTATACCTTTTTACGAAAAATTTAATTTTGTATGTGAGGGGGGGTCATATAGTGTGGATGGTAAAGGTACCCTTATAACAACTGAAGAATGTTTATTAAATAAAAATAGAAATAAAAATATGAGTAGAAAACAAATTGAAGATGTATTATGTAACTATTTAAATGTGTCTAAAATTATATGGCTCCCTTATGGTGTAGCAGCGGATACAGATACAGATGGACATGTTGACAATATGTGCGTATTTGCAGGAGTTAGTAAAGTTCTTTTAACGTGGCCCAAAGGGTGTGGGGCGGCTGATTGTGTTGATAAAGAGCAAGAAAAACGTTCATTGGCTGCATTAGACGTATTAGAAAATTCAACAGATGCTAATGGAAACCCATTCACTATTTATAAAATTCCGCATCCTACAATTACTTCATATACACAAAATGAAGTAGATCATTTGCCACGTGTGGATGGTTCTTATGTTCGTAAAGTAGGAGATAGATTAGATGCTTCTCATGTTAATTTAATTATTACTAACAAAGTAATAATAGTTCCAACATTTAATTGTTCTACTGACAAAGAGGCTATAAGGATATTATCCGAAGTTTTTCCTACTAGAAAAGTGGTGGGGGTATATGCTAGAGAAATATTGTTAGGTGGTGGAAATATTCATTGTATGTCTCAACAACAACCATTTTCTACGTATTGTTCGTAAATCATAAATCATAAATGGGGTTGTCTGTAATAGTCATTCCACAATAACTTTCGGGATTCTTTTTATAATCTACCGGATTGTATATTCCTGCATCTTTCGCATTTTCAAGCAAAAATTTGAAATTTTGCCAAAACTCTTGTTTGTGACCGATAGACTTGGTCATAATGTGACTGGTTTCATGTATGGCCACAAATGTCAACGTATTTAAATCAATAAGGGTTGTACTATTTTTTGTTTTATTCAAACAAAAGGCTATTTTCTCTCCTTTATTCTCACTATACGCAGTAAGCTCACTAGTAGGCAGGGTTTCACATATTTTTTTAGGGTTAAATCCGGTGACTAATCTAATTACCCTTTCATCATTTGGATATTTATTTTGCATATATTTGACCAATTCTTTACATTTATTGGCTACATTGGCTAATAAATCAGCAGCTTCTTCCATTTTTTCTCTCTCTCTCACGCAATATCTATTCCCATCTTTGGTAGATATGATACATTTTAAATTATATGAATCGGATTCAAAATATACTTTTAAACAGACTAAAAGTATGAATCCAATAATAATATATATAAATAAGTTTTCCTTCATTATATATATAAATTTATAATTATATACAAAAAAAGAAATTTGTATTTCTTTTTCTATTTACATATTTACATGTTTATACAGAATATTGTAGGAAAACGTAGGCGTTGGTGAAGGAGCTTACAATATTACACTATAATGTCACAATTTTTAATCCTCTGTGCATATGTTCTATCAATAATATATATTTTATATGCTTTTGTCATTGCAGTCAACGAGAACTCTTTCTGTGTATGCTTCGGGTTGTGCATCATAAACTCCAATAACGTGGTATTTTCGTCATTGGGAATAGAGATTATCTGGTTTACCTCTTTTCCATTATATACAAACAAATCATAAATTTCTACATTTTTTCTGCGATCCGGAGCCACTACGAAGTTAGGTGAGTGGTTGGGGATATAGTCGTAAGACTCATAATCATACGTGTCAGTAGATGATGATGTCATATGCGTTAATTCTATGTTACTATTTATTAATGGCGTAACATGAGGATTTAATGCTTCTGTTAAAATATTATGTAGGTGTGCTAAAGATTGATGCTTGTACAAGGTTACATTGACAGCAGTATGATTGCTCAATTCTGCATGAATGACACATTTATATGTTGACTTATTTGTCATACATTCATTAAATTTATAGGAAAATTCTGAAAAGGCTCCTGAAATGGCTAACATTGTAGGAAAACGAACGTGGATGAAGTTTTCTTATTATACTACGAAGGAAGTATGATTTAAATCTATTTTGGATAAGTATTTGATATATATTTTACAATAAAATATAAATCAATTTTTTATTTTTTTCACACATAAATAAATTCATGATATTTTCAATGATCTCTTTCAACTAACGTGAATGGAGCCCTTAAAAGTAGCCGGAGAAATATAGTCTAATAGCAGCAGTAGCAGTAGCACTAGCTGCAGTAGCAGCTGCAGTAGCAGCTGCAGTAGCAGCTGCAGCAGTAGCAGCAGCAGTAGCAGAAGTAGCTGCTGCTGCAGCAGAAGTAGCAGCTGCAGTAGCATAAGTAGCTGCAGCAGCAGCAGCCTTCTCGGCTGCAACAACAGCAGCTTGAGAAATAGGTTTAGCATATTGAGCAATAGTAACAGTAGCTGCTGCTGCAGTAGCTGCTGCAACAGTAGCTGCAACAGTAGCATCTGAATTAGCTGAATGACTAGCAGTAGCAGCAGTTTGAGCAGCAGCAGCAGCAGTTTGAGCAGCAGTATCAGTAGCATCTTTTAGAGCAATTTCAAAATAATGAAAGGCTGCAGTAGCATTAGCAGAAGCAGTTTGAGCAGGAACAACAGCAGCATTAGCAGCATCAAGAGCAGCTTGAGCAGGAGCAACAACAGCAGCAGCAGCAGCATTAGCAGAAGCAGTTTGAGCAGGAACAACAGCAGCATAAGCAGTAACAGCAGCAACAAAAGCAGCAATAGAAGCAGTTTGAGCAGCAGCAATGCGAGTAGCCGTATCAGTAGCATCTTTTAGAGCAACATTATTAGCATAATCACTAGCATACTTAGCAGAATATTTAACACGAAGGGAATAGGAATTAGCGTTATCTATAATATCGCTCGCAACATAATTCTCAACAGCACTTAGATAAGTAGCATTATAAGCATCAGCATTAGCAGTATTAGCATACTGAGGAATTTGGCCAGTATTATTAGCAGCTGCATTAGCAGCTGCAACAGCCGCACTAGCAGCGGCAAGAGCAGCATTAGCAGAATTAATAGAATTAATAGCAGCAGTTTGAGCAGCAGCAGCAGAAGCACTAGCAGAAGCGGTAGCAGCGGTAGCAGCATTAGCAGCAGCAGTAGCAGCAGTAGCAGCAGTAGCAGTAGCAGTAGCAGCAGCAGCAGCAGCAGCACTAGCAGCAGCATTACCCAAAGAAAAACTTCTAGTAGTAGGTTTAGCTATGCCATTTGAAAGAAGACCAAGATCATGTCCACTAACTCCGTTAGAAAATCCAGACATTATACATTACAGCTATATTATTTTTTCCACACATAAATAAATTCATGATATTTTTCAGCGGATGTTCTTTTGGCTTTTGGTAAGGGTATTTTCATATTGCATTTACCCAATATTTTTACAGCAACATTTTTATATACTTCACTTGGAATATTGAGACAATAATGCCCCCCTTTTTTCAAATGTTTATAGGTTTCTTGAAAGATAGGAATATAAAATTCTGTATTCCATTTATCTTTTGACATTTGTTCATTCCCTCCATAGGTTTCAATATTATAATAAGGAGGGCTAGTCAACACCAAATCATAATCCAATTTTGAATAATCTATTGTCAACGCATTTTGAAAATATAATTGAATATCCGTAGTCGAATGTTTATTCAAAAAACGAGACATTTTATGGTAGGGTACTTCCAAATTTTTATTATAATCAATGCCGATATATTTCGGAATATTTAACGCACATGCTCCCACTAAACGACCACCCCACCCCATCGTAAAATCTAAAATGCACGTAGGTTTAAATCGACAATATACATCCATCGCAATAAGAGGATTAAAAATAGAAATAGGAGTATAATACAAATTGAAAATCCTGAACAACATTTTGCCTTCTGTTGGAGGAATAGCGCGTTTATTATAATAATCAACCATATTTTTAACAAAAGGTTTCTTTTTAAAACTCGCTTTATTTTTCCAAAAATCATAGAAATTAATTTTTTTCGTACCAATAGTATTCAAACGTTCTACAAGAGTATAATTGTTCACCGCTTTATTTCCAGTTTGACTTAATACAGCATGATAATTACATCCGATTTGTTTTAATTTATTAAAATCTTCTGATGCATCTTTTTCTGTCAAATGAAACACTTTATCAGCGATTACCATCTTTTGCTTTCTAGTATAATTATTTTTTTTAATGATTATTTTTTTTTTTGATTTCATATTCCTTCGTTTGCCTTCGCGCTGCGCAGTAACTACGGAATATAATCGGAAAACTCCGACTCGCTTCGCTTCGTCTACGTTTTCTTTCATATGATATATTTATTATATATTATGAAATGATAATTATTTTTTCACCTTCTACATTATGAGCGATGCTTCAGATAAACATTGGTCTGTTCAAAATACAAATACATTACTGAAATGGATCACTATTGGATCATATTATATAAAGGTATTAGAACAAACCATCGCAGTAAATAGGTTTATCATTAGATCGAATACGATTATATCTATCGTATTGACTACTGCTACTGGGTCAATAGGAGTATCTCAAATAAGTTCTATATTTTCTCTACAAATTCAATTGATGTTAACATTGATATTTACCGCAATGGCATTTTTCCTTACTATTTCTACGGGGGTAATAAAAGTGTTGCTTATTCATGAAAATTTAGAAAAGTGTATTCAGGTAAAGCAAGAATGGACGTCTTTTATCACAAATATTTCTACAGAATTACAATTACCCAAAGTAGAAAGACAAGATGCGGTCAAACTAATCAGGGACAATAAAATGATGTATTTATCGTTGCTAAATAAAGACATTGAAATAAATACGACTTCTGAAAAAAATGCAAAACATCACATACAACGTGAAATTGATAATAGTAAATCGGAATTAGATACCGATGAGAAGAATAACATATTGAGAAAAACAGATAGAAATGATATATTCATTAAGATGGATGCAGAGAGAAAAACAGCATTGCATAATGATTATTCGAAGATGATGAATAGCGTAGGTATTTCCATATCCGATATTACAAATCATATAGTCAAAACCGAACTTCAGGCCATAGTAGATATGGATTTAGAAGCACAATATAACCATGTCATTAAAAAAGAAGCTTTAATTGCTAAAGAAAAGTTTAGTTGCGAGTTACTATTGAAGCAAAAAGAAATGCAATCGAAAAGACATGAAAAATCTTCCAGTATGCTTACATTGACTCAATCAACAACTCGTGCAGATAATGAAGATGATGATAAAACAGATGATATGTCGATAGATAAATCGAACATAGATAATGTACAAAACAATGCAGATGATTTGTCAGCTACCAATGATACTCCTATCACCAATTCTACGTGGAGAAATATATTCAATTTATAAAAAATTGATTTGCAATTTTATACATATATTATTCGTATCTAGTTACACGCGCTAAACACAATATGTCTGTACAAAATTTTACAAAGACCTACACTATGATAAGTTCTAGTGAGAGATCTATCATTATTCAAAAAATTAACAATAATGAACTGGTATCGGAATGCGTTACCGGACAAAAGCAAGAATGGTGGATAAAAAAGCATCATCCCGATAATGAAATTCCTAAAAATATTTATTCATTACAACAAGGGTCTATTAAGGAGTTATACGATAAATATATTACCACATATGGTGGTATAGAATGGGAGGAGTTTACAAATTATACTCGAGAGTTAGTTAAACAAAATATTATGTTCTAATTGTAGGTTTCACTGCAGTCGTAGTCAATATTCATTCGACTACGTCTAAAGAGTATAATCAGAAAACTTCTGCTTGCTTGGCCACTTGCGCAGTGTCTACGTTTTCCCCCATAATCCTTCAACAATATTATTGATGACTACGGATTATAATTAAAAATTGATTTACTATAATTTTTTTTAAGTGTAATTATAGTAAATGAACAAAATGATACCTTTTGAACGATCATTTGCGGCTCATCCTAAATCGCAATATTGGAATTATGAAAGAAATATTGGCAAGCCCAGCGATTACGCATTGAACTCCCATAAGAAATGCTGGTTTGATTGCAATAAATGCGGTCATTGTTTTGATAGTATTATTAAAAATATAAATAGAGGGAATGCATGGTGTACTTATTGTCATAATCTAAAATTATGTAATAATGATACATGTAGTACTTGTTTTGAAAAGTCATTTGCATCTCATCCTAAATCTCAATTTTGGAGTAATAAAAATATATTACAACCTAGACAAATCTTCAAAAATACTCACAGCAAATATTGGTTTAATTGTCTTTGTGGGCATGCTTTTGAAATTATTATTCATAATATATCTATAGGGGATAGGTGGTGTTCATATTGCAGCATTCCATGTCAAAAATTATGTAAAGATGATACATGCACGTCTTGTTTTGAAAAATCGTTTGCGAGTATTGAAAATAGTAAATATTTAACTAATAAAAATATAAATCCACGAGATATTATTAAAGGTTCTGAAAAAATATATACATTCTATTGCAATAAATGTAATAATGATTTTGATATGAGAATAAATTGTGTAAAAAGATCAAATTGGTGTTCATTTTGTATACATAAAACCGAATCAAAATTTTATGAAGAAACTATACCAATCTATCCATCTATAGCGAGACAATTTAAAGCATCTTGGTGTAAAAATAATAAATCTACATTCAAATTACCATATGATTTTGTTATCGAAGATAAAAATATAATCATCGAATTAGATGGATTGGGTCATTTTGTGCAAGTTTCTAATTGGCCTGCACCAAAAATAACTCATGCAAGAGATCTATATAAAATGAAATGTGCAAATGAAAATGGTTATAGCATTATTCGTATTTTACAAGAAGATGTTTGGAAAAATAAATTTGATTGGTTACAAGAGCTGATAAAAATGATAGAAAAAATTACTATTGATAATATAGTTCAAAATGTATATATTTGTAAAAATAATGAATATAATAATTTCGAAAGCGAATTGTTCATAGCATAAGGGATGTAATGTAGCGGAGTATTCTAAATTTATAAAATCATATATTTATAAATTTATGCATTTATTTATTTGTCGTCACAAAAATTAAAAAAGCTTACTGGGATCCAGCACCAATTTCTAGCGGAGGTCTCATGAAGTCTGGCTCGATAGTGCTGTTGTTAAATGGTCCAACGTAAAGTTGAGGGTTAGGTACTTCGCTGCGAATTTGTAAATTTGCGTTTCTCAAAGTTTGCCCAATGGTGTCAATACCAATGTGGTAACCAGCTTTCAACAAATTGATGTTGGCAAGCTCGCCTTTTCCGGAGGGGTTAAGTTGTGCCCATTGGCTGTTTGTATCCTTTGGCAACAAATCCGCTGGGTTTTGGATATTGGGCTTTGTGCAAGAGGTGGGGATTCCTTGAGAAGGAGTGCCCATACCACTGACGGCAGCAAACACTTCATTCTGACCTAAAGGCTCAGCGGGTTGAACCCCAGTGTTGGATTGTTTGGGACCTTGTTTGCGTCCATTAGAGTAAGCGGCATTTGCACCTTGACTCATGTATTCTGACCCGAAACTGCCTTTGGAAGTCAAATATTTGTAAAATAAACTAACCCCATACGCGACAATTAAAAGAACGATGATTGATCCAACACCATAATCTTTCCATAGCTTTTGAAGAGAAGCGTTCATTATATAAAATTCAAGATAAAATATTTTTTTGGATATATTTTAATTGCAAAAAATAAAATGCAAAATGCATGAAACTATTATGTTAATTTCCTTAATAGTTACCATTATTTTCCACTTCGGTATCAGATTCATGATCCGAATTAGATTCATTGGAAATATTGTCTAAATCGCTATCGTCGCTATCGTCACTTTCATCTAAATCATCCAACATATAAGTCTTCTTAATATTCTTTGCTTCTAAAAAGGCGACTATGGCTTCTCTCTTTGCTTTTTTTGCTTTATTTCTGGCTTCTTTATATATTTCATAATATACCTGATTTGGTTTTTTCAAAGTCATTGTTTCTAAATTATTCAAGTTTGCATCAATATCGACCTCCATAAGTTCATTTGAATTTTCTTGACTTAATTCCTCAATATTAAGTCCGACTATGGATCCAACGATTGATTTTTCCTTAATATCGTCGACTTGACCAACACTCTTTGCTAAAAGAGATGTGCTAATTACTATATCAGATTTTGCTTTTTTTTCAGAATGCAATATGGAATCACTCAAGTTTTCTAAAAGAGATAAAGGAGTTGAAGCTGAAGCATTCATAGTTTCTTCTATTACAGGTTTCTCTATTTCTACAGGTTCCTTCATTTCTACACGTTCTTCTATTTCAGTAGGTTCTTCTAAACAATTGTCCTCTATTTTTAAAAAGGTGTTTTCAGATTTTGAAGGAGCAGGAGGAGTTTGGATCGACGAGACTTCGAAGGTGTTAGCCGTAGGGCGAGCGAGGGATGATGTCTTAATCAAACAACTATCAAAAATTTTATCAGTATTTAACACCATTGCTTGCTTAAGTTCTAAATCTATTTGAAAATTGCGACTCGTAAATTTGATACCTTGCACTTCTATAATAGAAATTATTTGGGTGTCCATATTTACATCATCTATGGTAAGCGGTGTCTCACTCTCATTATAAATTTTAACATGAGGAAAATTTGTACTATAATTCATTTTTACATTAACTCTCACTAAATAAAACTTGCCTGATTTGTATACCCTCAAAGGTGACGTAAACGCAGATTCAATATCATTTATTTCTAATTTATTTTGAAACCACGCTTCACTTTTATCATAAATCAATTTTTGACATTTCGTTTCTAAATTTTCAATCCAATGAATAAACCCTTCATCCCCGCTATTAAACATTAAGTCAGTGTACATTTTTTTGCCGTTTTTAATAAACCCTTGTTTAGTTAAACATTTTGGAGCTTCAATGTAGAGTGGTTTGTTATTCTGTAAAATTTTAGTAAAATATGCGCCCCCTTGTATTCCTGTGGGATGCGCTAAAGATATGTCATCAAAATTAAAAAGTTTATTTGGTTCGCATATATGTTCCATTATTAGATCAATAGAAAAATTATTTAATAGTAACACGCATAAAACGGAAAAAAAATGTATTTGTTATTATTATATTAAACTATCGCCATGAAAGAAACCTTTATCCAACAATGTTTAGATATATTAAAAAGAGATGACATTAAACATGAATTAAGAGCGTTATATGCGCCGATGGTAGATTTAATATTGTACGAGGTAAATCCATATATTTATGTAACTATTGTTTTGGTATTTTTGATTTTTATAATGATTTTAGCAATATTAATATTATTAATTTTGGTTTTGCGTAATAAAAGTTTAATACAGAAAATTTTTTAATGGATTTTTATATTTTCTCCTGCAAGTATATAATGACAACTTGCAACAAATCAATGAAAGGTGGTCGCCGAAGAAGTCGAGCTGCCAGTCGTGGACGAAGTGCCAGAAGAAGCCGATCTGCTAGTCGTGGACGAAGTGTCAGAAGAAGTCGAGCTGCCAGTCGTGGACGAAGTGCTAGTCGCAGTCGTGGACGAAGAGGTGGGATGGGAGCTTCTGAATGGCAAATGAAAAATGTGGGTCCAATGGATTTACAAGTATCAAATGCAAATAATTCTCCTGCTTCAAATGCTTTATTAATCACACATGCGGATGGTTCAATTCAACGATCTCAAGCTGACATTAAGCCTCCTGCAGGTATGATGGGTGGTCGAAAGAGAAAGGGACGAGGAAAGAAGGGTGGCTTTTTCGGACAACTCATTAGCCAAGCATTGGTTCCTTTGGGATTATTGGGTATGCAACAAACTTATGGTAAGCGCAGCCGCAAACACCGATCTTAGAAACACAGATACACCCACAACAACATAAACTCATAGAATAAAAATAATAGTGGAAACTTCATTATTATTTTCAAAGGATAAATTATGAACGCTACATTTGAACAAAAAATTCAATCATGGGTTTCTATTGACAACCAGTTGAAATTATTGAATGAAAAGGTACAAGAATTGCGGGATAAGAGAAATGATTTATCTGAAAATATAACTAAATATGCTCAAACAAATAATTTACAAAATGCGACGATTCAAATAAGTGATGGCAAGTTAAAATTTACAAATACACGAGTTGCAGCACCATTAACATTTAAGTATTTAGAGAAATCATTGGGTGAAGTTATAAAAAATGAATCGCAAGTGAAACAAATAGTAGAATATCTAAAAGAAAATCGTGATAGTAAAATAGTTCCAGAAATTAAGCGTCTTTCTAACAAATAATTTATATGTAAATAATGTATATGTCTACGTCTACATCTATTCCTAATATTATCAATGATAACGAATTTCTATTTTCTACATTAAATGGACAAACTTGGAGCGGAGGATTTAAAGTACACTCCTCTTTATTGCAAGAAGGTAGATCACCTATATCAACTATGAATGTAACACCTAATAATCTCAAACAAAGTGGAGGTACTGGTAAGGTATCTGATATATTTCATCATCTAGCGGTCCCTTCTGGATTATTAATGAGAGAACAAACCGGTGGTGGAAATAAAAACAAACATATACCATCACATGATGTAGATAAAGTGGTAAGCGATGATATTCATGATCATTTTTTAAAAATGATGGAACTAACAAAGAAAACAGGAAATAATCATACTAGAAAGGCACGGGTAAATCGTCTTAAAAAAACACGCAAAAATTTATAGGTAGATATTTTATTTTGTTATATTTGATACAAAATAAAATGCTCGCAACAATAATTCTAAAGTCGACTCCAAGTATTGTAATTAAAGGGTGATACTAAAATCTCGTCCAATTTCGTCTTCCAATATTCCACACGATTTTCCATCGCAATATCTTTTTCTGTTTTCGGATAAGGACTATTTGTTTGCATCATCTCTTCTTCTTCCTGTGTCATTTTCGGTTTATATCCGTAACAATTGACACCAAATTTAACACGCGGGTTAGCAATATATCCGCCATTTATACCAGTACGCCCACAATCATGTTCATGACCTTCAATCGTCTGTAGTTGATCAAATGTAGATTTTTGTGTAGGGAATAAAGCCATTTGTTTATCTGACCATCCATAGTTGCACCATTCTGCACCTCTGTCATACGCCTTTTCAACTTCATCGTAAGTTGCTAAACGAGATCCATATGCGCTACATAAGGATTTTGCATCTTCATAACCATATTCATTTCCAGGAATATTAAATACCTGTTCTACATATTTTATCTCAGGTACGACACTTGGTGCAGAACCCTGGCTTTGATCAACAACTATATTTATTTGTGGCTCTCCACTAAATAAGTTCGATAACGACGCCATAATGTTAACACCAAAAAAATATTGAAATCCATTGAATAACACCAAAACTATTAACACTCCTATAACTATTGTTATTATCATATTTGTACTAGACCCGGAAGTGACAGAAGATCCGGGTGTTGCATCCGGATAAAACGATGTACCATTTTGAGCAGAATTTCCTAAAGATAAAAATATCACAATGTAAACAATAACAACCAAGGCCAAAATAATAAAAACACTTGGATTCATTAAAATTCCATTCATATAATTATACATATTTTGACTATCTGGTATTGAAGATGAATTTGTGTTGACGTCCATATATATTATTCAGTTGTTTTTTTTCTATAAAAAAAGCAATATGCTTTTGGCGTAATTAATTTATCAGTATCCACAATTTCTGTAACAATAGTATCATTGAATTCATACCATTTACCATTTGCGTTTTTTACGAACGCTGTGTAATGGCCACCATGAACGCCTCCACTATGATTACAAATGCCATATAAATCATACACGTAGCTTTCTTTTTTATATCCAACTACATATTTTGATAAATCGAAATTTTCAAGAGGAAATGTTACTAAAATTTGAGTCTTACGATTTTGAGCATTAAATCGTTTAATATCAATCACCAGTATAGTTGGTAGACTCCAATAAGAAAGTTTCTTTTGAACGTTTTGTTTCAGTTTAGTAGCTTCATTATACCACGCATTATCTCCGTCCAACACTTCTCCTTCTACATATAAATCAAAACAATCAATTAAACTCGGACTCTTGTTGTCTGGAGGGATTGATAAATTTATCATAAAGTATGGTTCGGGAGATGCACTTAATACTTCACCAGTCTCTAAGGATATGATTTGGGACACATGAATGCCGTAAAACATGTTCCATATTTCAGAATATTCCTTTGAGTACATCTTCTGTATCATGGAAAAACATTTTACCGCCATACTATCAACTGGGTTTTCCACATTACCGCTAATACTCATATTTACATCTCTAGATAACCCAATATGAAAACAATCAATAACAAATAAAAGAAACTCAGGTAGATCGTTTTGCGCATATCCTGTAAAAATATCTATTTTTTTAAAATGTGCCAATTTTTGAATAGTTTTTAGAAATTTCCCAGGAGATATTACACAATTCTCGCTCCACATTAATGTGCGCAGTTCATCCCATTCGATCAATAATGCAGACTCGTATTTTTTTTGCAATTTTTTCCTATAAGTTTGTAAATTTAAAAAATCATTTAATTCATATGTGTGGGATAATATTTGTATACATGAATTTACAAAGCACGTATTTCCTAAGTTAGCCAATCCGGTTAATCCTTTGTTTTTATATATTTCATGTGACATAATTATTATTATTAATATTATTAATAATCAATATGTATTTAAACACATTTGGAAAATAAATAATAATTACTACATATATATAATGCCAAATAATAGAAATAGAGATTATTATCGAAATAACAATACTAATACAAATACAAATACAAATACTAATACTAATACAAATACTAATACTAATACTGATACAAACGATGCAAATACTAATACAAACAATAGTAGAGTCAATAATAGGAATATTTCATCTGATCAAAGATATTTATTAGAATTTTATATGAATTTATATAACCAAACATCCAGACAAATAGATTTATTATATTCATCACTTGATGAAATTAGACATAATATTGATAACATTAGTGGGGTAAATGAAATCATTTCCAATAATTCACCGGTAAGGACACCGACAATGCAACCGCCGCCAGCGCCAGTGCCAGTGCCAGCGCCAGCACCTCCATTACCAAGACAAACACCAGCACAGCTCCCGCAAACTACCAGTGGAAGACGACGTAGAAATAGATCAACACGTTATAATTTTGACACCAATAATGAACCCGATAATGCATACAACTATAGATATTTCGTATATAATATTCCAGCTAGATCGGCAACAACAACACAAACATCTACAAGTGATTATAATAGTATATCCGGTATTTTAAGAAGTTTTTATGATAGGGTTCCTGTTGCACCTACACAAGAAATCTTAAATACATCAACAAGAGTATGTCAATTTTCAGATATATTAAACCCAATAAATTCTAGTTGTCCGATTACACTAGATAGATTTGAAAATAATAGCATAGTAACATTATTATTAGGATGTAATCATATTTTCACACCAACAAGCATAAATTCATGGTTTCGAAGCAATGTACTTTGCCCAGTATGTAGACATGATATAAGAACACCTATAACCAATAATGTAGATCCTTCAAATAATGTAAATACTAATAATGCTCAGGCTAATGAAGATGATGATTATGATGATTATGATGATTATGGATACGAAGAAAGCAAAGAAGAAGAGCTAGAAGAAACGAAAGAAGACCCACCACAACCAATAAATACTAATCATTCTAACTCTTCCAGTTCATTCAATGAGAGAAATAGTATTAGAAATAGAAATAATTTAGACGAGTCGTATGATGCCTTAAGAGATGTAGCTCAATCTATGTTAACTCAATTATTTGCATCAGGAACGAATGACAACATTTTTTATGATGCATCGAGTAATCCACAATTGTTATCTCGTTTTAGCACTCGATTTTAATAATATAATAAAAAAATGAAATAAATTATAAAAAATATAATGCATTACAAATTATGTATAGAAGACGCACAAGCAAACTATTGAAAATATCGACTAACGAGGAGGACCTGGAACCAGAAGAAAAGATGAATAATAATATAGATACGACAGAAAATGTAGAAAATGTTGTATTAGAAGAGCATGATGTGGTAAAACCACCTTCTATATGCTCTAGAATCATATGTAAGATGACATATTTATTAAGTATATCAAAAGTGTATTTAGTATGGATACTAATTCATTATGGTATGTCACATTGTTATGTAAAATTTTGTACACCTCCAAGTGTATATGGATTAATAATTTCTCCATTATTATCTTCCGCTCCACATTGTAAAGCTATGCGATGGGCAATATATACTGGAGCAAACACTATAGAGAGCATGTGGGTCATTATTGGCACCTGGATATGTGCAAAAATGGTCAACGCTTTATAGATAAATAAATATAAATTTCAAAAGGTATAAAGGTTTGACATCTAAATAGTGTATAGATGCAACATAAAAGACACCGATTCCCGTGGGCGATGAATGAGATTAATAGACTTCATAATGAGTATGAGATCAAGCAATTGACTATTCAACAAATAGCGCAACTTCATGAACGATCCGTTTATGCTATTTTGAATAAATTACAAGACGAAGAAATCATTGATAAATCATGGAAAGGGGTTAGAGGTTGGTCTTGGTCCGACAATTATAATACGCCATCTACAGAATACTCTACTAGCGCTCCGTATTCTGGATGTGTTTTGCGCAGCGATACGCTTCGTACCTTATCCGCTACGTCACAACCCCTACCTGCGTTAGATTTACAACCATCTGTTTTTTTTGATCAAGATAGAAATAATGGAGATAGTGATAGTGATTATGAACCGAGCGATGATGAGAATGACGACGATTATGAACCATACAATAAGCTTACTATTTTTAACCAGGTTCGATCAGTAGTAACCCGCATGAGTCAGCTTGCATCTGCATCTAAAAAAAATACAAAGATTTCAAGAAATCATTACATCTAATTAAAACTCCTTCGGAGTTCAATCACTCACCACATTCCATAGTGCCTACGGCTTCGGCTCGCATCACAACATATACATCCCATATAATTTGATTTTCAATAATCATATTATATTTTCTTACATTTGTTTGAAATACTTTGTCAGCGGTTGATTCTTATTTTTTTGGTTGTTGGTTTCTCTTAAAAACTCATCGAATAACAACGCTTTCACTTCTTTATTTTTTAAATCATCCAATTTGTCTTCAAATTTGCTTGGATCTGTATTATTTTTCAAGGTCTTTATTTCTTGTTTAAATTTGGTTATCTTTGCTTTTTTATTTTGCATGATCCACATTTTTTCAAGAACGAGAGCAAATACTTGTTGAACGGGATTCATAATTTGATTTGTAATATAATGAGAGTAATCAATTTTCAAGTTATTTTCTTTGATATAAGTAGGTGTCTCAATTTTATCACCCTGTAACGCTTTTTTATTTGCATTATGTACATAAATATATGCAATTCTATCACCAGAAGTAGGTTTATTTCCAGGATCTCTAGACATGATTCTATCTGCCAGCACTTTATGTGCAATTTGTTTCGGTTTTTTATAACCAGAACGCAATGATTTTGTAATAATTAATTTATCCATAGGACATTTCTCGTCGACTATATTTTTTAAACACGCTTTTAAAAAGTCCGCAGCCTTTTGTATATCCTGTTGCTTCATTAATATATCAATAATTCCACCATAGATATCTTTTACTATGGGTGCATTATCTCTACGTTTTAACACTATACCCATCTCTTTACGTTTGCCTTTATTCGCATCATGTTCATAAAGCATACCGATATATCGTTTTTTAGACAATAAACAGAAAGGCATAAATGTTTTTTCATATTCCAAATCATGTGGTGCTTTTAGGAAGCTAGATGCTAAATGCCCTGCTTCTTGTGCCAATTCAATCGTAATTTCTAATGCTTTTTTACCTCGAATTAATTCACCATTTAAAGCTTGTAGATTAAATGTAAAGAATACGCTGTCCGTGTTATGTACGATCATATTTCCGATTCCTGCAGCAAAATGGTGGTTTTCAGTAGTTAAATCATATACATATCCTTCATATGATGGCAATAGTTCAATGCTTTGTATTTCATTGTGGCTATTATTATATGGTTCTGTCGTACATTTAATACTCAAATTACCTGAGCTTGCTCGACGAAATCTATTGGATTTAGAAGACATAATCGCGCTCACCTTTGACAATATAATATTGTGTCCACAGGATTGTTTTTTTGCACAATAATTTGCCAACAATAAATGGTCGGTTATACCGCTAATATCATAATCCGGATTATTATTATTTTTGATATAATCTGAATACGTTTCGGTTGGAATACGATTATGTAACAAATCGGTTCCAATCGCAACATCCTTTGGTGATACCTCTTGTCCATTCGACCGGATGAGCGAATGATCATCAGTTACGTCAACTAATCCATTATGAGTCATAATTCGCATCATTTTTTTATGTGGCGCCAATGCGTGACGAATAATGCGAAATAATCGCGTCCAACCTTTGTCAGACCATGAATAAACTCCGTTTAATTCACAAACTTCCTTTTCTTGCTTACCTTCTTCTAAACAGCGGGTCCATAACCCACCGCCATATTTTTTAGCAAGTTGTTCTATAGTGCAAATATCGAATGTCTCATTTACCTTGACATAAACGGGTGTATATCGTGCAACACTATCTCCATATATGTATTCAGCTTTTGTCAACACTTGACCATAATTAGCAGTATCGCAAATTTTATTCCCATATGTTTCTTCTATTAATTTTTTAGCATATGTCAGAAGCATCCGACCTGTTGCGGTGGTAGATGCGGCCACATCCTTTTCATAAAAGGTACTGGTCTTCGCACCACATTGACCATACAATGAGTTCGCTGTTAATTTATACGCCAGCTGTCTTTTGTCTAATACGTTTTTCATAAATTCATCCTTTTCCATAGGAATCAATTTTCTAGTGGTTTTGCGCGCTACAAGTAACTCTTCTAAAATAGATGGCATAATAGCCCGAGTTCCTTCTGGAAATTGAACAAATCTACAAATTTTGTATCCACATTTAATTTTTTCGGCTGCCCCTGTAGGAGTTTTTCGCACATATTTAAACGCATCATATGTTACATTAACGTATTCATAACCAGGTAAATTGTCGTAAATAAATTCACCTGTATCATTTTGATCACCTGTTTCCGCAATCAATTCATCCTTTAAGTCATACTCTCTAGTCCACACTTTGCTGTCATGTGACAAATTTTCACTAATCATGGAGGACGGATATAATGAAGCATAATCAACGCATGCTACAGGATTATCCAAATACAAATCACATTTTGGATCTAATACCATTGCGCCTTCAAATCCGTCAGCGCTTTCCATTTTTTCAATGGTAGGCATCAATGTACGTTTTTCCCTACATTTTTTAGCTACATAACTGGTAAGTTTGATACCTTGTCCACGCAAAACTAAGAAACTAATAGGAACACTGCATAATTTTGACATTTCAATAAATCCGGTTAAAATATCTACCTTATTCATCAAGTAATGTACTAGGTTGCAATCCTGAATACAATATTTAGCAATGACAGCTCTATCATCAGCAGAACCATTAGTCATTCTAAATATATCTTTTGGTGTTACGTCATCTTTTGCTAAACACCATCTCACTTTTTTACTCATATCAGGTTCGATTTTACCCTTTACGACAAAGGTACCCTTCGATTTATCTACAGAATAAACAATAAATTTATCTCCACCGCTATAATAATCCGTGGTATGACCAATTTCTTCAAAATGAATATAACTTCCGGTTAAAAGTCCAGTTAAATTAGTGCTTTGAATAGTTGTATACATATTTGTGGTGCTCGCCGTAGCAGCATGATTGATCTCCTCATTATAGTCGAATTTTTTAATATAATCACCTATAAAATGACCTGCAACTGAATCTAATTTATAAGATACCAAATTTTCTTCTTTTCGGAAGAAATTCAGTAAATCGATTTGAATACGGCCAGGCATATTGATATACTTTAAGTCGTGTTGACCACTAGCAACCTTAGTATGATTTTCTTCTATCTGATATTTATTTAATTGTTGATCATATTTTCCACAAATTTCGTCTTTATTTTTAGATAATTTCAAGAATTCTTCCACACATCCATTTTCTTCTGCACGATGAAACATAAACTGATAATCAAAACCAAATATATTATACCCGATAATAATGTCGGGGTTTTCCTTTTGGATCAAATTTCGCCATGCCAACAATAATGCGCGCTCGGTATCATATGTTTCAATAACAGAATTCTCGACAGGAACTGGAGAGCAACTATTTAATACTACACAATGACTCAAATATGGTTCTTTTTGACCCGATGTTAAGAATGTGGTCCCAATAAAGGTGACCTTATCTCCTTCTAATTTTGGAAAATATGTATTTAACGAGATATTCAATTCCAATAATTTGGCATCTCTGTCAAATTTTTTATCGCACATAATGTCCACAATAGTTGCATTTTTAGCAATAACTGGTCTGGTTTTTTTATTTGCATATGGGATATAACTGGCGCCATACCCGCTATGCTCATCATCCTCATCATCCACACCATTCCCACCATACACTCCATACCCATTATTTTCTTCCTCATCCTCTGCTGCATTCATTGCTTCAAACATTTTTTCAATTGTCATTTGATTATTAAAAGCATCATTTTTGTTATCTCTAACCAACGTCAATAACCATTTCTGTATGATTATTTCAATTTCGTTTTTGCTTTTGGGAGGGGGGCCAAAAGGAGGAAGTTTCGGGTACACTATATCAATTTCATCTAGTTTTTCCTCTTTTGTTGCATGACTAAACGCGGACAACATTATTTTTCTGAGGATTGATTTACATTGCTCTGAAGAAATATCTGAAGCTATATTTTCAAAATATTCTACTATATCGATTGCCAATTTTTTATATGATTTAATAGGTATAGGAAAATCACCATGACTGCTACTGGCTTCAATATCAAAGCTGCATATTTTATAAGGTACCCCGGTTTCTTTACTATTCAATGGAATAACAAACTTGTGATTTATAATAAACTCATGCTTGCAGTTGGTTTTTTTGTCATGTTTTACCACTATAGTGTGCTTATTTGGAAGCGCAACCCAACCTGATGGACTAATGTCTTTAATATGAAAGAATCGCAATAGAGGAGGGATATTGGCTTCATATAAATATACATTTGACCCTTTAAAATTAAGACCATCTACTAATAATTTTCTTTCTTGATCAAACCATAAATTTTTAACCTTGTTGAACGCTTGAATATTGTTGAAAGTAAGTAATATAAATTTATGCTCCTTACCGCCATCAAATCCGTATAATTTTTTTCGTTTTATAATCTTACACTCATTAATAGATTTCGCGTAATATACTCCTACTCTTCTTTTTATAAAATCTACAAATTGAGTTTTAGTATGAATCGTCCAATTGTCGTCTACTTTGGCGTAGAAGAATGGTTTAAAATCCGTACATAAAATAGAGCACTGCTCCCCCTTTTCATTTATTCCAAACATTTGAATTAAGAATTCAGGAGTTTCATTATTCGCGGCGGTTTCATCATCGCTACTATTCTCAGATGAATTCTTTTTATTATATACATTAAAATCGGTTAATTTGAAAACTTGTTCCATGATTGATAATTACTGGTAATTAAATATATAGTCGATATATTTAATTCAATTTTTTCTATATTCATTTTCTTGATCGTCTATGTTTTTTTGTACCGCGTCTAGATTTAGGTTTAGATTTAGACTTAGACGACTTAGACGACTTAGACCTAGTGGTCCTTCGTCGTCGTTTTCCGCCACCGCGAAGGCTGCTACTTTGAGGTTTCACATTTTTATCAATCCATTCAATAAATGAAGAAGTAGATCTATCCGCGTTACTTACACTATCATCATATTCTTTAATCGATTTTCCCTTGTGTGATATGTGACGGAAACATGGATAACCATTAGGAACCTTTCCTACATGTTTTAACTCCGACAACAAATTACTATTCACACGAACAACAACAACATTCTCATTATTTTTATATTTGTCTGCTATACTATTTTCAATATCATCCCAAGCAGGTTTTGCATTATCGCAATGACCACAATGATCCATAAAAATAAATAAAAATACATCGTCTCCTTTTAAAATGTCTTTATTTAATAATGCTATATTTTGTAATGGGGATATATCTTTAGCAGAGACATCACCAGAAGTCGACGCATTATTGTCCCCAATAATTTTAAATTTCATACTATAAATTAATTATAGATAATAAATCCCACTGACTATTTTATTTATACCCCTTCCCATTCTGTTATATTTTGTCTATCAAATTTTATCACTATCTAATATATAAATGTTATTTACATACGCAATACCGATATTAATAATAGTGGCATTTTTATCTGGATTATATTTTTGTGTTAAATATAGCTCACCTAGATCATTGGAAGGACTTACGAATATGAGTCAACCCCGGTGCCCTAATATATTAGTGCAAAAAGGATTAAAATATTATTTACACAATTCAAAGTTAGCAAAGGTTCCTGGAGTAAATCCGATTGAATTTGCCAATTTAGAAGAATATGTTGAATTTCTTGATTGGCAACGCAGTCAAGGTATAAGATGTCCTGTTTTATATCTTCAACACACTTATGACGCACAAGGAGATGCGGTATATAAAGTTCGTCCAGGTGTTACAGAAATGCAAGGAGGGTTACCTCCTACATCTACAACTGCAAAAAATGCATCAAATCAATTACCCATGTCATCATTGCAAAATCCTAACCCCACATTATTAGTAGATGCTACCCGTGACGATCCACCATACAATACAAATTCTGTTCCAGCATATGATGCATCGTCACATTATGTTGGAACTACAACACCATTGGATGCGATGAACCAAGCTCAGGAAAATTTATTACATAGTCCTGATCCAATGAGTGATAATTGGGGTGGAGCGGATTACACACAGAAATTAGTAGACTCTGGGTATTACAAAGGAAACGAAGTAAGCATTTTAGTGCAATAAACTCCTTCGGAGTTTATTCGCTCACCTTCGACAATGCTGTGCATGTCTACGGCTCGCAGCAAAATCGTTATCATTGTCCATCGATATAAACCATCGTGTTATTCAGAGCAGCTTTTACCGAATACAATGAATTCAAATTATTTATGGCATCTATATTTGTTGCAGCACTATCTGAACTAGTATTCATGTTTAGCACAGATTTCAACATTAACAAGCTGATATATTCTTCCATATTTACAATAATATCTTCATAATGCGGTTTATTTGCGGATATTGAAAGATCACCTTGCAATTTAATGACATGTTCTTTAATAGTATCCGCATATTTTTTTGCATTACCTGCTTCACCATTTGGACTGCTGGCTGATCCATCAGATGCGGTAAATCCTTCTAACATGTTTCTATGCAATCTTAATGATTTTGCTGCTAAATATATTAAAAATCCAACAACAACTATGATTCCTAATATTTTTAACATATCTTCATTCATTTATATATTATAAGTAGTAAAAATAATATATAACTAACTAATTTAGACACACACATCTACCTCTAAATCCAGGCATTCTAACCCCTGGATTTCCATTTTTACATATACAAGAACCAGGAAATGGTGGATTTTGTAAACAGAATTCTTTTGTATATCCACTACCAATGCAACTATTATAAGATGATGAACCAAATGCTTCTTTTGTATACAAAGTATTGCTATATAGTATCCATAGAGAAAATGATATCAATATAATAGTAACAATAATAGATTTTGTAGACATGTACATATACATATTAGCACAAAATATTATTTATATCACTACTTCAAATATTTAATCATATTGCTAATAATCAATTTACTGATTTTACGCGTCTGATTTTTTTCATTAACATAAGTAATATTTTTTAAACATGTATCATCTTCATTTATTTTCAAAATTAAATTTGGGAATGTCTTAAATTGTATCATAATTGCTTTTGCCGATACATTACTAATTCCGGGTATTTGAGACAATAATATCTCTCCTATGTTATCGGGTGTAATATTTTCCTTTTTAACCTTTTTAACAACGCTACAATAATTATCTGTCTCCTTATCTGCATCCACCTCCACTATAGGAGTATTTAAAGCAGTAATATCACTTACTATGCTATCACATTCCTTAACTATTTTTTCGGTAATGATCGGCTTATTTGAATAACATGCTTGTTTATTATCCGCATCAGACTTTTTAATTTTATATGCCATATTGCATATGATCATAGCGGTTTCATCAATGGCAATACTTCGTAACACAGAAAACCCCTTATAGTAATTGAGAGAAAACATGGCAGAATATAAGGTTGATTTATCCATTTTATCCTTAAATACATTCGGTCTATTCATATCTCCTTCAATTAAATAAATAATATTGTGATTGTGATGATTTATTCCATTTAATCGATAAGATTGTTCCTCGTATCTTCCGTCCTTAATACTCGCAGTTAAATCTCTTAAACTTTTTCTCTCTATAATAACTCGTTCATTAGACCCATCTGTTATGATCGCATCACCTAAAGGTAATGCTTCCACTTCTATCGAGATATCTTTGTAAGATGGGCTTATTTCTAAATAATATTTACATAATTTGATTAACTCATGCTCACGTACATCAATTTTTATAATCATTAATAATTATATATAGTTAAATGGGTTGTTATTAAATTATTTATGTCAATATATATTATTTCCTAAATATATATTGAAACATGTGCGATTATAAATAAATATCGACCGGGATATTGTAAGAAAACGTAGGCACGGCGTAGCGAGCCGAAGTTTTCGGAATAAGCTCCGTAACGTTAGTGAAGGAGCTTTACATTTGACCATGCGACACGCTGTATCCGTTTCTGCGTCTTTGAACAGGGTGTTTAGTTGTCAACAACATAGATTGGATGAGAGTAGGAGGTCTTTGAGGAGCTCTCCAAAACACATGTGACCCCATATTGCCTACAGGCCATCCTACACTGCCTCCGAAAATACCAGCCTTTTTATTGCCACCAACAGACCCACCACTTTGCGCAGTTCGGTTTACAATAGTGTTTGCATATCTAGCGCGCCCAAATTGACTTGTCATTAACGCCATTTTATATATACTCTTAATATTATTATTATTTACGAATGAAAAAAAGTAGAAATGTAGAAATACAGAAATACAGAAATACAGAAATACAGAAATACAGAAATACCAAATACTTGTTAAATAATATATAAAATAGATATAAATACAAACAAATATCTAATAGTATAGATGGATAGCAAAATATTACACGATGACGATATTATTAAAGGTGAGGATGGATTAATATTTAATCCGTACAATCCCTTAAATGTCGAGATTACATTGAATGAAGTTCAATCTATTCTTACTAAATATGGATTACCTGGAAAGGTTAATAATATAAATCTATATAAGCGTGCATTTGTTCATAGATCTTACACAAAACGCTCACATATTGAAAACGCCACGCAAAATATTACGATAGCAGAACAACCTCCCGATTGTTTGCCTTTAAAAACAAAGTCGAATGAACGCCTAGAGTTTCTAGGGGATGGTGTATTAGAATTAATCACTAAATATTATCTTTATCGTCGGTTTCCTAAAGAGAATGAAGGATTCATGACAGAGAAAAAAATTGCCATCGTTAAAAATGAAGCCATTGGAAAAATTGCATTGGAAATGCGTCTTAATAAATGGTTAATATTGTCGGGGCATGCAGAAGAGAAGAATATTAGAAACAATCTTAAAAAGTTGGGGTGTTTATTTGAGGCCTTTTTAGGTGCAGCTTTTTTAGATTTTAATAAGATTGAGGTGAAGGATGAAGAGGGATGGTTTACGAATATTTTTGTTACCGGACCTGGGTTTCAAATGGTACAAAAATTTGTTGAAAATGTCTTTGAAAAACACATAGATTGGGTTGCTCTTATTCAAAATGATGATAATTATAAAAATATTCTACAGGTTAAAATTCAAAAGGAATTTAAAATTACTCCACATTATTTAGAAATAGAACATGATGTAGATACCGGATATAAAATGGGAGTATATTTATGTCTTGGTCAACAAATACATAATCTATCATTCAATGAGGCGATACATATTAATAAACTGAAGACATTCAAGGCGGTTCATGAACATGTATCTAATTATGGAAAAATATTTTTATTTTTAGGGGAAGGTCAACATAAAATTAAACGAAAGGCGGAACAAATTGCTTGCGAAGAAGCATTGCAAAGAATCATTTTGTATTCGACATGAGAGAAATATAAAAGGGAATAAGTAAAAATAAGAGGAACATAAATAGAATAAAATAATTATTTCATTTAAAATCTTCAAAAGTATATATAGATAATGAGCACTTTGAGAGAAAAATTGAGAATTAAACAAGATGTAGGAAATACTCAAAAATCTCATAATATTATTATTCCTATACCAACTAAACCTGAAACTATACATATTAACAAAATTACTATTGAAAATAAACAAGGTAATTTTGATATTTCTGAACTAATGAAACGATTAGATGAAAATAAATTAAAAATGGTTGTAGCCAGACCAACCATTCTGTCAAAGGAGGCTGAACCTGTACAATTAATTAATAAAAGGAAAATTAAAAAACTTACATCAAAAATGCTAACAGGATTACAAGAAGAGGGTATTTCTATAGCACCATCACATGCCCAGGAACAACAAGAAGAAGTAAAAGAAGCGCAGGAACAAAAAGAAGAAGCAAAAGAAGGTGAAGAAGGAGTTGAAGAAGAAATTATTATGATTAAACCTAAACGTGCGCCCAGAGGTAGAAAAACAAAAGCACCACCAAAAGGAATCGCTATATTAAGCCCCGAAGAATGGGTTGAAATTGGCGACACTACAAACGTAGAACGTCTACCTGAAAAACAATTAAAGGTAAACTACAAAGTGAGTAGTTACTACATGAATAACAGAGAAATATTTATAAACGCAATGAACTCCCTATTTGAACCATATAGAGAGAAAATTTTAGACGACACCTCTCAAATTACATGTGACAATATAGGCAACGATGCACAACAATTTTCTTTATTAATTCATCAAATGGTCGTACGAGATTATTTGAATTTATACACCCCTTATAGAGGACTTCTACTTTATCACGGACTGGGTAGCGGTAAATGTCATGCAAAAGGCACACCAATTATGATGTCTACAGGTGAGATTAAATTAGTAGAAAATATATTGGTTGGTGATACCCTAATGGGAGATGATTCTACTCCTAGACAAGTTCTATCCTTGGCTCGAGGCACTGACAAGATGTACAATATTATTTCTAAATATGGAGAGAAATATAAGGTAAACCAAGAACACATTCTTTGTTTAAAAGCCACTGGATTTCCAAAATTACGGCATAATAAGGAAGCATCTGTATCTAATTATATGGTTAAATGGATAGAAAATAATGAATTTCAGGTGAACACATTTACATTTAATACAAACGATTGTGTTGATAGAAATACAAAAAAGGTGGAAGCCATTGCTTTTTTTGAAACTATCCGAAAAAATGATGCTACTAATAACAATATTATCGAAATTTCTGTAAAAAATTATTTATTATTAACAGATAAGCAAAAGAATATACTAAAAGGATATAAGGTACCTGTTACATTTTCAGTAAAATCTGTGCCATTGGACCCATATACTATTGGATGTTGGCTTAGTGGAAAAACAAGAAAATGCGAAGCATTATTAACTGAAATTCAAAGTAAAATTGATAATTTGAATGAAGAATCTAAAGCCATATTTGTGAAAGGTAGTATCCCCTTTATATATAAATGCAACTCACAAACAAATAGATTATTATTATTAGCAGGATTTATAGACGTATGTGGGCATTTATGCAAAAATGGAGATTTTGTATTTACCCAAAATAAAAAGACGCTAATAAATGACATAGTGTTTTTGGTAAGAAGTTTAGGGTTTGCTTGTTATACCCGCATAAAAAAGAGCAAAAAGGCGTGGTCTATACGTATAACAGGACCTGGGCTTGAACTAATACCCACACTAATACCAAGAAAACAAGCTAAAGCAAAAACGCGTATAGTAGATGCATTAGTTACAAAAATAAAAGTAGAATATACTGAAGATGGTGAATATTATGGTTTTATGTTGGACGGAAATTGTCGTTATTTAATCGGAGATTTTTCGGTAACACACAACACATGCACTTCTATCGCCTTGGCAGAAGGTATGAAAAACAATAAAAAAGTAATAGTTATGACACCTGCGTCTTTACGTCCAAACTACATAGCCGAATTAAAAAAATGCGGAGATGCGCTTTACAAGACAAACCAGTATTGGGAATGGATCGATACTACAAAACATCCAGAAGCGATAAATACACTTTCTAGTATGTTAAACTTGTCTGTTTCTTATATAGATAAACAAGGTGGGGCTTGGTTAGTAAATGTTTCAAAGAGCGCACCATACCCCGAACTTAGTCCCGTAGATAAGAAAAAATTAGATGACCAAATAAATGAAATGATCGAAACAAAATATAGTTTTATTAATTATAATGGGTTGCGCAGAGATAAATGGCGAGACATGACAAATAATTTCGAGACAAATGTATTTGATAATGCAGTTGTTATCATTGATGAAGCACATAATTTAATTAGTAGAATAGTAAATAAGATAGGAAAGGAAAAAGAACCACCCGTTAATAAAAAAACGGGAGATATAGAAAGACGTCCATTTTCATTGGCTCTAAATTTATACCAAGATTTAATGAGTGCCAAAAATGCTAGAATAGTTCTACTTACAGGCACTCCAATTATCAATTATCCAAATGAGGTTGGAATTCTCTTTAATATTTTACGCGGGTATATTAAAACATGGCATTTCTCATTAGATATCAAAACAAGACTACCTGTAAATAAAGAATCGCTTCATCAAATGTTTATAAGAGAGAAACTGGTAGATTATTTAGATTATTCCGACAAACCATCGCCAAAATTATCAATCACCCGCAATCCATTTGGATTTGAAAATAAAGAGAAAACAAATGAATATCATGGCGTTACAAATAAATCATACACTCGTCGCGACGAGTCAGGAGTTAAACGTGTAGTGGATCCTGGAACTCTTACTGATGAAGAATTCCAACAAAATATAATTCGCATATTGAAAAAGAATGAGATTGAAGTGGTATCACAACCGACTATTGATAACTATAAAGCCCTGCCCGATAAATTCGATGATTTTGTAAATTTATTCATTGATTCGAGCACAGGAAAAATTACAAATGTGGATATGTTGAAAAAACGTATTATGGGGTTGACCTCTTATTTTAGAAGTGCTCAAGAAAAATTATTACCTCGATATGACAAAGTCACTGATTATCATGTGATAAGAATTCCTATGAGTGATTATCAATTTACTATTTATGAAGAAGCACGCAAACAAGAGAGAAATATGGAAAAACAATCCAAAAAGAAAAAGGGGGCAGTAGATGAAAATGGTATTTACAAGGAACCCACCTCTACCTATCGTATATTCTCACGTCTTTTTTGTAATTTTGTTATGCCAAAACCTCCAGGAAGACCATTACCCATTGAAGAAAAGGACAATGCTGAAATGACAAATACGCAACTAGAAAATGTCTATGAAGGGGCTATGAAATTAAATGAGAAAATGACGGAAGATGCAAATGAGGACGATGAAAAAGACACCAATGAAATAGAGGGTGATCAAATAATAGATAATATGGGTGATTCTACCTATGAAAAACGTATGCGAAATGCGATTCATTTTGTGAAAGAACATGCTTCAGAATATTTGAGTCCCGAAGGATTAGAAACATATAGTCCTAAATATTTGCATATGTTAGAGAATATTCAGTCTACCGATCATATTGGAGTACATTTAGTGTATAGTCAATTTAGAACTTTGGAGGGGATTGGAATGTTCAAAATGGTCTTGGAAGAAAATGGATATACTCAATTTAAAATTAAAAAAGATATTGCAGGAGAGTGGGCATTAGATATTAGCGAGGAAAATCGAGGTAAACCGACATTTGCATTATACACTGGCACTGAAACGAAGGATGAAAAGGAGACGATACTTAATATATTTAATGGTGAATGGAATAAACTCACCCCTTCTTTTGCAGCGGAGCTAAATAGCATTGCACACAATAACAATGTTGGTGAAATTATCAAGGTTTTAATGATTACTGCATCAGGTTCAGAAGGAATTAATCTTCGTAATACAAGATATGTTCATATTATGGAGCCGTATTGGCATCCAGCGCGTATGGAGCAGGTTATTGGTAGGGCGCGCCGTATTTGCAGTCATAAAAATTTGCCAGAAGAATTACAAACAGTGGAAGTGTTTGTTTATTTAATGACATTTTCTCCAGAACAAGTGAAAAGTGATGTTTCTATAGAATTAAAACAAAAAGATTTAAGTAAAAAGAAGTACCAAATTACACCAGATAAAGAAAAAATGGACTATGTTCCTTTTACGAGTGATCAAGCATTATTTGAAATTTCTCTCATAAAAGAAGAAGTTAGTACAAAAATAACAACTGCAATCAAAGAAGCATCTATAGATTGTTCATTGTATTCTAGAGCTGGAGCAAAGGAACAATTACATTGTCTTCAATTTGGCAATCCATCGCCCGATAAATTTGCATATGATCCCAATTATAAAAAGGATAAACCAGATACTAGCGCGGCAATGAATAAAGAAAAAATAACATGGCGGGGGGTTGAAACGACTTTACGAGGTAAAACATATATATCTCGTAAAATTCCGGAAAAAGGAATGACCTATTTGTATGATTTGGATAGTTATAAACGTGCATTAGAAAATCCGGGGATAGAACCAACTTTGATATACATAGTGGAAAAGAATGAACGCGGTGAAAATGTTGTTAAAAAGGTATAAATACATTATTTATCGGAATCATCCGCAACTACGCTCCACCCCTTCTCCGCTCCGTTGAATCCCCTAGATAGTATTTCTAAAATGCTGTCTATTTTTTTATTCATAAGCGCCATTTCTATTTTTAAAGAATCTAACTCTTTTGTTACATCTACTTGTATTGGTACTGGTGCTGACTCAGATGCAACAGATGCAACAGATGCAATAGATGCAACAGATTTTAGTTTTGAAAAAATGTTTACAACTGGTCCCTCCGCAATAGTTAGCTTAATATTATTATCAATATCATTGTTATTTGTAGCCCATGATATTGTTTTTTTCAATGTGGATGTAGAATTATAATTAGCATTAGAAGGAGAATATATATTATTCGGTAGTGTAATAATGTCATTAGTTATATTATTTGAATCCATATTTTCTCCAATTTGGATATAGTTTATTTCTGGACCATTATTTATCTTTTGATGTTGTTGTACATTTTTACTCGATTTGATAGACGTGATCTCTCCCTTTAACCATTTTTCCGCATCGGTTTTATTTGTACCCTTATGTATTTGTTCTATTTCAAAATTTCGTTGTGCTAATGTTTGTGCTATTAATGCTTCCATTTCATTTATAGGTTTATCTAATTTATCACTAAAC